GACTATTATAAGTCCTAAACGCACACTTGTCAAGTATTTTTTTGTTGATTTCGTGACTTTTTGTTGACAGCGTGACTTTTCTGTGGTAAAATACAAATAGTCGAGGGGGGTGATTTTATTGGAAGAACGCATTAAAAAAATCAGAAGAATGCTTGACCTCACTCAGCAAGAATTTGCCAGTCGTATCGGAATAAAGCGAAACACAATAGCAAATTATGAGGCTGGTCGCAATGAGCCGATTGATTCCGTCATATCTCTGATCTGTCGGGAATTCAATGTAAATGAGAAATGGCTCCGAACCGGCGAGGGTGAGATGTTCGCCCCGGCTCCGTCGTCTGCTCTGGACGCTCTGGCTCAGGAGCGAGGTCTGACGCACCGTGAATACATAGTTCTTGAGAAATTCTTGTTGCTCCGTCCGGAAGTCAGGGCTGATCTGATCGATTGTCTGATGGACATTGCTGCCGCTATAAATAGCGACGATATCCCTGCCGGAACGCCTGCAATGCCTAAAGAAATGACCGCTGAAGAGCTGCACGCCGAATTGGATCGACAGCTCAAGGCACAAGAGACAGCAAAGGAAAAATCAGGAGCCTCATGATCTGGCGGCTTAATCATGGCGATAAAATCTGGTATGGCGGAGGGTTCCCCCGGTGAAGCCGAAAAAAAGCAAAAAGGGGAGCCTGTCCTTAATGGATAGGCTCCCTGAAAAATTATAAAGTGAGGTAATGCAAAATGAAAAAGAAAGTTGTATTTGTAGCTCTTTCCCTTGCTCTTGCGCTGTCACTTTGTGCCTGCAGCACATCTGACAGCGGCAGCGGAAACGCTGAAAGCAAAGCCGGAACATCATCAACACAGAGTGAAAGCTCAGAAAACAAAACGGAGTCGTCTGCGGAAGATGCAAGCGTTGAAAGCAAAGACACCGAAGCGTCACCTGCTGACGAAAAGCTGGAAAGCAAAGAAGCCGAAGAACCGACTAAAACCGAATATAATATCGGCGAAACTTGGACTGTTGACGGTCAGTGGTCACTTGTAGTCAACTCTGTTTCAGAAACGAAGGAACGCAACGAATACGCTGAAACAGAGCCGGCGGCTGTTTACATAGTTGATTACACCTATAAAAATATCGGGTATGTCGATGATTCCGGAGCTATGGATGGTGTCTTTTTCGGTATGGATGATTCCATTGTCGATAGTGCTGGTGTAATGGGTTCAAGCTATCCGGGTGATGTAGAAAAATATGCTCAGGAAGCTCCTGTGGGTGCTACCTGCAATGCTCAGAGCTGCATCGGTGTAGAGAACGCTGGATCATTCAAAATCAATGTTGTTCAGTATGATGGAAACGGAAACAAACAGACCGCTACCTTTAATGTTGCTGTCTCTGAATAAAACTCTTTGTGCGGCAATAGGCAGAATAAGGAAGTGATAATGTGTCAATTAAAAACGAAAATGATTCCGAAATGCACCGCTGCGTTGTCTATGCTCGTTATTCCTCCCACGCCCAGAAGGACACGTCCATTGAGGATCAGGTTCGGGATATCGAGGCCTATTGCCGTCAGAACGATCTGAGGATAGTGAAGGTTTACGCCGATCGGCATCTGTCCGGCACGAATGACAAGCGGCCGCAGTTCCAGCAGATGCTTAAGGATGCGGCTCATGGGGGCTGGTCGTATGTCATTGTCTGGAAAACTGACCGCTTTGCCCGTAACCGTTACGACAGCGCTATGTATAAATACAAGCTCAAACGGTACGGGGTGCGTGTGCTCTCTGCGAAGGAGAGTATCCCGGACGGTCCGGAGGGTATCCTTCTGGAATCGATCCTCGAAGGATCAGCAGAATACTACTCTGCAAACCTCGCCCAGAACATCCGCAGAGGCTTGCAGTCAAATGCTTTAGAGTGCAAGGTCAACAGCGGCTCCATTGCCTACGGCTACCGGAAAGGAGAGGACGGGCGCTATGCCATTGACGAAGCCGAGGCAGAGATCGTCAGAGATATCTTCCGGAAGGTTGCCGACGGCGTTCCCTTTGTCGAGATATCCGCTGATCTGAACCGACGGGGCATCCGCACGAAAAGGGGCGGCGAGTGGAATAAAAACTCTTTTCACCGTATGCTCCGAAACGAACTATACACTGGCGTGTATATCTATTCAGATACTCGCATTGAGGGAGGCTGCCCTTCTATCATCGACAAAGCTCTTTTCTTGGAGGTGGCTCGGAAATTGGATGCAAAGAAAAAGCCGCAGGGGCGGCATCGTGAAAATGGGGACTATATGCTGACGGGTAAGCTCTTTTGTGGTCTATGCGGCTCTCCTATGACTGGTGTATCCGGGACAGGCAAGCACGGCGATGTCCATTATTATTATGTCTGCAACAGCCGCCGCAACAAGAAAACCTGCACAAAGGAAAACGTCAGCCGTGAATGGATAGAGAATGTCGTTATGAATGCAGCTCTGGATACCGTTCTGCAGCCTGATATAATTGAATGGATCGCAGATCAGGTCATGGCTTATCAGGAACGAGAAGGCAACACAGCGCAGCTGCTCTCCTTGCAGGAAGAACTGAAAAGTACCAAAAAATCAGCCGATAACGTCATGAAAGCCATTGAAGCAGGTATTATCACTGCCTCGACAAAACAGCGGCTACTGGAGCTTGAGAGCGAAGTATCACGCATTCAGGATGCTATTACTTTGGAAGAAGCGTCGATCACGCACATCGACAGGGAGTTTATTGTCTGGTGGCTTAAGGAGTTCAAAAAGGGAAACCGCGACGACAAGGAGTTCCGACGCAGGGTCATCGATACCTTCATAGCCGCTGTCTATCTCTGGGACGATCACATCAGGATCGCCTTCAATTATTCCGGCACCACTCAGAACACAGTTGAGCGTGAGATAGTCACCGAAGCGGAAGCTCTGGCTGGGGCTGAGGGGGGTTCGTTTAAGCTCTCCCAGTGTCCACTCACGGAGCGTCAGACGAACCCGACGGCGATCTACTTCGTTGGTTCGGTGTTTGTTCTGACCATGTCGCTGCCGAAAAAGCGACGATAAATAATCAGGCACTCTGCTTTGCGGCAGGGTGCCTTTTTCTGCGTCTCGGTTTTTTTGCCGGGACGCTATTCTTTTGTCTCGGAGTCTGGTTCTGGCTCCGGCTCGATAAGATCTTCGATGTGGCATCCGAGGGCGACCGCTATCTTCTGCAGGACGTACACGTCTCTCGGTACTCGTTTTCTGCACGCCCACGCCTCCAGAGTTCTTATATGCACGCCACTCTTTCGGGACAGGTCAGCTCTGGTCATTCCTGCTTCGATGCATTTCTTATCGAATCTGAAACTCACATATTATCCAAGTAGTAACTGTCGGTGTATAGCTCTGCCTGCATTGGGATCGTTTCGGTTTCTCTTTGTTTCTCATTTCGTATTCTGCACGCTTCATCCCATATAGCTTTGACTTTTTTATACCTTTCGGCTTCTTCTGTTGATTCATAGTATCCGAGATAGTGCTGTGATAGTACGGCATCAACTTCATATATAAACAAAAAAGCCCCTCGAACCACAAGATTGAATCCTGTGATCCGAGGGGGTTGGTTGTCTCGATATTACTTCATAAGCTGATTTACTTTACTCTGTACCTCAGAGTAGTTATAACCTGCTTCTGTAAGTTTTTTTCTTCTTTCTTCTCCGTTGCCCCATTTACCCTGTATTACTTCACGAGCTATGGTGTCAACGGATTTTCTGCCGGACATAAGAGCGTTAACGAGAAGCTGCACAGCGTTATAGTCATATCCTGCCGAGGTCAGCTTTTTCTTTCTCTCGTCACCTGAACCCCATTTACCTGCTATGACCTCACGAGCTATCTCTTCTGTGGATTTGAGCTGTTTCTTTGATCCGAGAAGTTTTTCATTTACTTTGTTCTGCACAGCAGTATAATCATAACCTGCATTTTTCAGTCTGCTCTTACGGTCGTCGCCAGAACCCCACTTGCCTGCGATAACTTCGTTTGCGAGTTCATCAACGGTTTTGCTACTCTTCTGAGTTGATGCAGAGTTAGATGTAATAGAGCTGCTCCAATTAGGACGGAAGAAAGCGTAAACGCTACTGTCATTCAGGTATCTTGTCTTACGCTTGAATGTAGAGGTTTCAGCCCAGTTATCTCCGCTACCTTCTACATTTCCTTCAAGGGTGGTTATAGTGTTTCCGTCAACCTTTTCTACGATACCTACATGGCTCGCAGAGTAATCGTCAATCGGAGACAAGCTGCTGTACCTGAACATAATCAGGTCGCCTGCCTGTGGAGCTTTGCTGCCTTTGACGAAGAAGGTGCCATACTTTCCATCGCCGTATCTTGCTTCGTCAGAAGCAAAGGAATGTACTCCATCTGTGTACTTGCCAATGAAACCGCAATCTTTCATTATTGCAGAAACGGCAAACGCACACCAATCTAAGATAGTATCAAGACCGAGCTTTGTCTTGCATACATAATAGCCGTTCTTTCCGATGTACTCAGCAGCTTTTTTGAGGAACTTATCTCTGTCAGCAAGAACATTCACGGGAACTGTTGACGTTTTATTGGCAGATGTACTCTTGCTCTGAATATCAGCGTAACAATAATCAAGGTCAATATCTGCATTTATACCGCTGATAGCACCTTTCTTCCCGACATCGTACTGCCATATCATACAGTCGCAATACGGCTTTGAGCTGCCCCACTGAGCAAGCCAGAGATTGACCTTGCCGATGATCTCGTCTTTGTAGAGGTAGTTTTCAAGCCAGTTCGGATTAGTGTAAATGCCTGAACTGTAGCCTGCTTTCTCCATTGTCTGGATGAATGCTTTTGCTACGTCTGTGCAGGCTCTGCGGCCGGCTGCAGCGCAGGAGGCTTCCTCCATATCAATGAACACGGGAAGATCAAAGCTCTTTCCTTTTATGCATTCAAGGCAGTATTTAGCTTCCTTGACGGCCTGTTCGACGGTTTTGGCATAGGAGTAATGATATGCTCCGACGGGTATTTTCAGCCGTTTGAATCCTTCATAGTTACGCTCGAAGCAGTTATCTTTTTGGTTCGCTTCCCATCCGAAAGAGGAGCGAATAATCACGAACTGAACTTGATTTTTATCGATCTTGTTAAAATCAATATTGCCCTGACAATACGAAACGTCTATACCTTTTTTCATGAGTCTTCATTGCTCCCTTCTTCAATTTCCGGCAGACCTGCGATGCTGGTGAGCACGCTGCAGACGGCTGCTACTACTGCTACGGAAAGAACCGGCACCCAGTCGATGTCGTTCATCGCAGCTCCTACGGAGATCGAGGCTACGGCGGCCTGAGCAAATGTCTTTAACGCTCTGATCCCTGCCGCCTTGATCCATTTCTTCAGATATTCCTTATCCATCCTGATCTCTCCTTTCGGTGTACTCCAACAAGATCCATCCGGCTCCTGACATCAGTTTACCCCAGCTGTCTCTTTCTTCTGAAATGATGAGGATCTGATCTTTGCGGAGCTGAGTTGTTATCTCGCTGGCGACTGTCGGTTCTCTGCGGACATTAAGTATCGAAGCTCTGACCGCTACTGTGTACGGGGTGAACGGTTCCTTTTCGGGAGCCTCAGCTATCGGTTTTTCCACAGGTGTCGTTTTTTCCTTTGTGATTTGTTCCCTCTGCTGAGGGGCTTTCTTTTTCATTGTGTATCAGTCCTTTCTACTTTCCGATGAGGAAGTCTTGCAGTTCTTTCTTTGCGGCCTTCATTGCGTCAATGTCATTGCCGTCGATGCCGTGAGACAGCAAAGCGAGTATTGCTCTCTGGGTGACTTTGTTTCCCTGCTCCATTTCTTCCAGACGCTTCTTGTCGTTGATGAAGTAGGTTTCGTATTCCGACGACTTTTGCTCCAGAGCCGAGAGCCTTTCCTCCACTCTTTTGGCTGGCTGCTTTGCGGCGTTTATTACTTTGATGATCCAGCCCACAGCGGCAGCTATGCAGGATATTCCGGCGCAAACGGCGAGAATCCCGGCAAAGAGCGAGGCAGGTGTGAATACGATCTCTGTATCCATTGCATTCACCTCCCTTCCTTCATCCCGATAGCTGCAGCGTATTCTTCCTGTCGCTGCTCCAGCTCCCTCTCGTAATCATCGACCGCCTGAAACTGTCCGAGCAGCTCTATCAGCCGCCTTATTAACTCGTTCTGGGTGTCGATGATGTCGCATAGGGTTTGTGTCAGTTCTGGGTTCATTTTGTTATTCCTCCGAATAAAGGATTGGTCTTGCTTTTGCTTCCTGCAGGTTTCCTTTTTTCAGGACAAAGCCCGACCAGAGACGTTCTTTGAAACGGTGCATCCCGACCTGTTTCAGCATTGCTTCGTAAGATGCAACCGTCTGCAGAGCTTTGTCAAGGATGATTTCTCCACGGTTATACTGCACCTCCACCTGTGAAAGACGGCGTTTCATTCTGAGCGTCGTGCTCTTTCGTAGGTTCGTGTGGTCATCGTGAATAACGCATCCGACAAATTCAACACCGCATCGAGCCGGACGCAGGGATGTCTTCCGGTTGAATTCGAGCTTGAGCTTTTCATTCAGAAATTCCTCCAGTCGTTTTCCTTGCTCTTTCAGGTGTTCTTTATTGTTGTCAATGATGACGATGTCATCCATGTATCTGGCGTAGCGTTTGACCTGCAACACTCTTTTAGCGTACTGGTCGAGTGGATCGAGATATAAGTTTCCGAGGGTGTGGCTCAGACCGCCGCCTATCGGTATGCCGACATCGTACAGCTCTGTCGGATCCTGTCTGTCGTCTGAAAGCCGGAGACCGAATGGCACGCTGGTTCCGTCTATGTAATACTCCAACAGATCTATTGTTCGGCTGTCTGCTATCTTTTGGCGGAGCAATGTCAGGAGGACTTTGTGGTCTATCCTGTAGAAAAACTTTGCTACATCGAATTTATAAACGTACCAGTTGCTCGGATTCACTCTGGTATTCCTCATCCACTGCTCAACCCGGCGCATCGCCGCCAGCTGTCCACGCCCGGGAATGCAGGCGTAGGTGTCTGAAATAAAGCCCTTGACCAGCCGTGGATTGATCGCATTGTATAAGGCTCTCTGGATGATCTTGTTCGGATAATCAATGTAGATCACCTTCCTGACCTTTGGAACGAAAACATAAAAGCACTTGTACTGTACTTTTGGGATACAGCCGCTGCGAAGCTCTGAGCTGATGTGCAGGATGTTATCCTCCAGCTCTTGCTCAAAAATCAGCACATCCCTCTTATCGCTCTTTCCTTTGGCGACATCTTTCTCTGCCTGCAGGAGAGCCTGAAATGATGTAAATTCGTCATAAATATTTTTAATTGGCATTTGCTCTAATAATTTCGCAGCGGCTCAGGGCGGTTTTATCGCTGCCGGACTTACGAGGACGGTCGGTGTTCAGCTGACTGTCCTACCGCTGCTGTTTATCTTTTCTGCTTATAGCAAGGGGGGACGGATCCTTTGCCTCTTGGAACGAGCCGCTTGATGCGGCTCTCTGTACCGATGTCCGTGGGCATCGGTCATCTTGCCCTTTTGTTGAGGCAGAGCGGAGCGGAAGCCGATGTTGACGTTCATGTTGGAGCGGGTGTTGTTGTTGCCGTTGCTGTAGAATACACCAGCGTTGGCACCGTTGTTATAGTTGCCACCGCCGTTGGCCAGACGCTGTATCCATCTCCCTATGACTTACTTATTCTTGGATTTGCTGATATTCTACCGTATATGATTCTACCGATCTCGGCAGTCATTGCTGACCACCGTTTATAATGCCGGGGAGCCATAAACTGCAGGCGAAAGGCGAGACGAATGTACTTTTTCAATTTCTTGTTGACTATGTCTAACTTTTCAAGAGCCGCTTTCCTGTGGTGATTATCTGCCTCTATGGTCAGTTCGACCATATTGTCCATAATCCTCTTAATATCAGCGGTCATTCCGTATCTTTCGGTTTTTGGAAAATTCTTTAGAATAGGATAGGTATCCTCTATCATCTTGCAGATTTTCTTCTGTAGGATGCTGTCGGTCGGTTCCCACTCATCAGGGATGTTTCGCAGATAGTCATTCTGGGATTCGTACATTCATTCTCAGCCCTTTCACTTTTTGATTTTCGGAGGGCTGCTGGCGCAGCCCTCATCAGGAATCAGTTACGCAGTTGGCAATACGGCATAAGCGGAGCGGAAGCCGATGCTGACGTACATGCCGGAGCGGGTGCTGTAGCTGCCGTAGCTGTAGAATACACCAGCGGCGGCACCGTAGCTATAGTTGCCACCGCCGTAGGCCAGACGCTCACTGGCGTTGTTATTGAACGATATAACATCGCCGTCGCCGTAATCTGTCGCAGATGATCCGCTTTCGGCGAGAAGAGCGTATGCACGCAGGACAGTCTGGGCGGCACTACTTATGTCTTCACTGCAGGTGATCTCTGTGATCTTACCACTGAAATTATCGCTCAGTTCTGTTGAGCCTTCGCTTCTATCGATTGCGTTGACATATTTAGGCTTGCTCGATGCCACAATAACTTTGACGGAGTTCGTGGTAGTTCCGGTGCCATCCGGCGTTATAAATTCACCTGTGGTAGCATCCAGCGCTTTCCACTGATCTGATGTCGCTGACTGTGAATGACTCTTGTCAGCTCCGTTGTTATTAACGAGGAACTGAAGCTCTCCGTAGACAGTTCTGTAGCCGCCTTCCCATTCAGCAACGTTACCGTTCAGATCCATGATTCCCTTCATTGTGCCGTCGTGGCTCCATGTCAGCGGACCGGTTCCTGTTGCAGTATGAAAGATTTTTCCTGCGTCGGCTCCGGTTCCGTATGTCATCGGAATTGCCTGATAGGCAGTTTCAGTTGAGTCTTTACCGAAGTTATTGTTGCCCTTCGGGAATATGCCGTGTGCTTTACACCAGAGGGCAATCATTGCCCATTCTGCTTTGGTCATCATGTGCCATCCGGCGCCCTTCGCCTCGCAATAGCCACGGGCTGTGTCCCATGTAAGATTTGCTTTCGGGTCTTTCCCGGGCAGGCTGTAGGCTCTGCCGTTTTCGACTACATTCTGATATTTAGAAATATAGATCCCGTCGACCACCGTTCCGTTAATGATGAACGCAGGATGATAGACATCGGCACCCCCTGTCAGCACTTCACTGAGTTTGAATTTCGGAATATAAACCATTACCGAGGGGAGTCCCTTGTCATCGTACAGAAGCTTGTTGCCGGGTGCTACGGCCTGCAGAGCGAGGTCTGCTACATCAAAGTTTGCCATTTGCTTTTCCTCCTTTTATTCGTCGGTTGACTCTGTCAGCTCATCAATACTCCAAAGAGTGAGCGTGACAGTGTCCATGTCGAGGGGCTGCCTGACCTGTTCGTCGTTGTACACAGCGGCAGGTATGTCGATCTGGGCGACATAGTAAAGACCCGCACCGGTTCCGTTACAAAGATTACCGTCTCCGTCTACACAGACATCGATATGAACTGGCCAGTCCTTTTCCTGCTTTGCAAGGTTCAGAGAGAGGTCATCATCAAAGGTGATCCTCTTGCCGCTTACTTCATACGGGATTTTGGTTCCTTCATTTTTGTTAATGATTATCATACGGTCATACCCTCCTTGATTTTATATGCTACAGTCACGCTCTTTGCTGATCCGTCAAACTCAATCTTGAAGCCGTTGAGCTGTTTGTCCGAAATGACAATATCTCCCGGGAGACCGCCGCTGTAAGCTGTAACCGTTGCTTCTACATCATAGAACAGATTCTGTCTGGTGTTCGTTATAGCGATGGTGGTTTTGCTGTCATTAAACGGATAGTCTTTAGTATTGGTAAGCGTGACGGTTCCTGTTTCTGTCGAGCTTGCCGCTGTGACCAGCTTTGCGATCTGGCGTTCATCCTGAAGAAGTGACGCTATTGTCTGACGGATCGCCAGCTCGTTTGCAGCTGCGGAAATCTCGACGGCATCCACATCGTTGCTCAGGGCGTTGAAGTCGTCTGCAGGAGCGTAGGCTCCTGTCCCTGCCTGAATGGTCACGCTTGATGCGTTTCCTACTTCGATCTGGTAATTGAAAACGATTGTTGACGGATAGGTTCCGTTGTAGGCAGGGAGATAGTCTGCGTTTGCTGCGTCGGCGGTTACCGCCATGCTGTACAGAATTTCTCCGATGTCAGGGTCAATGGCATAAATGCCGATCTCTGTAACTCTGAAGCCTGTTGTAACAGTCGTGTTGTCAAAGATTGCTTTCAGGAGAACGGTTGAGCCGTTCTGGACATACTTGGTGCTGATACCTACGGAGAGTTTCTGACTTTTCAAAGCAGTTCTGTCTGTTATGCTTTCGCCGGATGTGTAAGTTCCTGAACCGATAACCGCACGGGTTATCGTAGGGGTTACGGTTCCAAGCTGCCATTTAGCGAGAAGCGCCAGTCCTCTGGTAGTCAGCACGCCTGTATTGAAGTCTGCTGCCATTTATTGTTTACCTCCTTTTTATTTTCGGATTCGTCCCGGTGGTGGCGAGGCGTTTCCTCTTTTTTTGAATAATAAGCACCTACCTGATTGTTACCGTCGGTATCGACTGCAGAAACGCAGCGGCTCTGACGGGTGGTGTCGGGCTTATTGTTTCTCTGATCACATTGGTGATTGTCTTTGCTGTGTAGTGTTGCGGCAGGATTTTTGGTGTTTCCGGGGTGTGGATGATCCTGAGAAAACGAACCGATCGCAGGTGAGATCTGGTGTTCTTTACTCGGTTGATGATTCTCTGGATCACGGGCATAAATTGTTGCGGATCCTGAATTTCTGCACCGGTTTCGATGTCAAACTCTCCGGGTATGATCTCTCCGTCATTCGGGTCAAAATCGAACCACTCTACGACCTGACCGCTGCCAAACACTGCCGCCGCCATTTCTGATACGGCAGCGGGTGTTCCGGCTCTGTAAAACCAGACAAGCGTGTTTTTGATAACATCTATTTTTTGCGGTATAGTCATGTCCTCGGTGTAGTATGGGCTGCGCAGCTCGACTGCGAGAACATCCAGTATCTCTTCCGGGAGTTCCTCAATCATTGCGAGGGTTCTGGTTTTGTCTGCCTCGTTCATTATTCTTTTTTTCTCTAATGCGAGGGCATAAGCCAGAGCCTGAACCTCAGCATTGTACTCGGAGTCGTTCTGCAGAAGGTCTGTGATTTTTCCGTTGTAAAGATCAATCATCCTCAAGCCCTCCGTAGGTGATGGTAACATCCGGGTTTCCGCTGCCGTTCAGAGCGATCTGAGCTACCGAGGTATCGCCTACTGTAGTAAATGTCGGTGATGTTATCGTCACTCTTTTGGCTCCTGCGGTTATGACTCTCTTGATCAGCTCTGATGGGTTGATGTCTTTGCCGATTTCAGTTGTTTGCCACTTTATGTATTCATCAATGGCATCGGTGACAGCTGTCTGTATTGATGTGGCTTTTTTACTGTCGCTGCGGTTGATGTAGTATGTCAGATCTACCGTGAATGACTGAGTTGTCGGAACAGCAACCGTCACCTGATCGGTGAGGGGTCTGATGTTGCTGTCCTGCAGGTAGCTCTCCAGACCGTTGACGACACTGGTTTCCGGGATCGTTCCGTCTTTCATCAGGATGTAGATCTTGACTTCGCAGGGATTCGGACTTGTAGGCATAACCGAGCCGATGTTGTTGTTGTAGGTCTTTGCCCAGTAAATGTACGCATTATCGGGACCTGCTACGCTGTAGCTTGATGGAGCGAGGAAGACACGCTCAGCGAGACTTTCGTCTGTTTCGAGGTCGGTTCCTCCACTGCTGGTATCGATATTTTCCACTGAGACTACATAAGCGACCGGGTCAACGAGGATATTGAGTTGTCCTGCAGTCAGATTGTTTCCTACTGCACCTGTTTCGGTACACTCTGCTTCGACGTCAACTGTTAAAGAGCCGACCGGGACTTCGTCATATTCGAGCGTCTGAAAATAAACGCCGTCTCCGTTGGTGATTCTTGTTCCGGCAGGAATGCCTACGGCGTAGGTCTTTACCTCCGAGAGCGTGAATCTGATCGTAGCTGTTGCCGCTGCCGCCTGCTGCCTTGTAACTCCACGACCGGCGGCGAGGTTGTCGAGGTAGTCTCCGTAGCTGTATTTCAGAAGATCTTGCTTTCCGGCTCTTTCGACATATTGTTCGATCTGGAAGAGATCAAGTGTCAGAGCGTAGATCAGGATCCTTATCGGGTCAGCCGGAGCGAGACTAATTTCTTTCCCGGTCAGTTCCTTGTACCGGGACTCGTAGTTTGCGATTATGCGTGTCTGCATCGCTTTGAGGGTGTCGTTGTCGGTGAATGAAACATCAGGAAGCTCATAAACCGACTGTAATGTGTCAGCCACTTTCAATCACCACCTTTGCTGTTATTTTTCCGTCGATGGAAGCTGTCAGTTTCACCTCTGCAACGCTTACTCTGGGTTCATAGCGATCTACCTTATCGATGATTTCGACGGCGAGAAGGCTTTGTGCCACGTCTATAGGCAACCCGAGAATAGACTGATCTATTCCGAAATCTCTATCAAGCGGCACCGTTCCTACCGGCGTTAATATCAGATTTCTAAGGCAGCGGAGGATATCTTCAACTACGGGTATTTCCCCTCTGACATTGAATTCGACGTTTTTAAGTGTCATAGATATTCCTCCATTGTAAGTGAGATTTTGGCTTGTACGAGTTCTCCTTTTTGGAGGACACATTCCCATGTCTCACTTGCTTGTTTAATGGCGAATCGGTAACTGCCTACTTTTCTGCCTCCTATAACAAGTGTATTAACAGCTCCCGATTCTATTGCCGATGTAATCGTGTCGAGCATCGCTCTGGGTTTTACTCCGAGGGTAGCGTCGAGCGTTATTGTAAAATTGATAGTCTGAGTGTTCGGACGGATGAATTCCGACCTGTCTTTCTTTTTCATTCTGGAGTGCGTAGCCCATGTAGCAGATACAGTTCTGGACATTTTTTCAAATGTCAATATTTGGGTATCTGAGGTCTTAAAAATTAATGTTTTTCCCCAGCTGCCTATCGTTGCCATTGACCGACACCCCTTCCTAATTGTGTATTGTTCCTGAAACCGTCAGGTCACCTGATACTGAAAGATCGCCTGTAACTTTCATGCTGCCACTAACAGTCAGAATACCGCCCTGCATTGTAAGGGTAACGCCTCCGGCTACAACTTTGAAACTCTTACTGGTATCGTTGTATTCCTCATAGGCGGCTCCCTGTGTCCTTTCATATTCTTTCCGATAGAGGCCTTTTTTGCCGCTGACGGGTCTATGCCCATCGTGCCATAACGGCCCGAGTATAACTGCTGCTGCTGCGCCACCCCAGAGATGAGCTGTTACTACCATATCGCCGACTTCGGGCATCTGGTATTCCCATGATAGGAATGGAAGCTCTACCGTTGTCGTATCATCGCGGTATTCATAGGTTACTCTGGCGGTTCCTTTTTTGTAATTGATGCTTGAAATTTTTCCAATTCTCAATTCCTGCAAATTAGCCATTACCATCCTCCTATGCTTTATATAGATCGGCCGCTTTGACGGCTGCTACCACGATTCTTCCTTGACCTATGACGATGCGGTCATCAGGAAGGTCTTTGCCGCCGACTTGGATGACATCATAGATAGTCGTATAAACGAATGAAGCAAGAGAACCGCCCGGATATGTCTTGGCTCCTTTAGTTACTCTGACTTTATCGCCTTTTTTAAATACGACTGTTTGTTTTTTCTTCTCGGCTGTAGAACTTGAAGCTTTGACATTTGTAGATGTCGTGGTGGTCGCAGCTTTTGTCGAGCTTGAAGTCTTACTTTTTGCTGGCACTACCGTCAGTCTGTTTTCTACTTTACGCAGATTGAGCGTTGATTTTGTACCGCTGCTCCCGATTGATAAGGTTACGCTTTCGACATAGTATTTGCCGTCGAGCTTTCCTAATCCTTGTATTTTAACGCAGTTTGTCGCCAGTATCGTTCTTGCGGGAGTTCTGAGGGTGATTTTCATTGTAGTCGTGTTTTTATTGGCGTTATTGACTTTGGCGAGAGCTATAAGCGTCGCCTCTGTCAGATTGCTTGCTTCGTCATCACAAGTCAGGATTCGACTACCGCTGCCTACATTGACAGTAAATGTCTTGTTTTTTTGGGCGTGCGTGTAGGAATAACGCACGCCTGTGTAAGTCCCTGCAAGAGAGGTATTCCATGACCACCCCGGCTCAAAGTCTGACTCTGTTAGTGTTGCCACAACTGGTTTTGCTTCGTAGATCGCCTCGTCGAAAACCACAAGCCGATCATTGTAAATTTTGAGGGCGAGTCCGTATTTAACGATCAAATCGTTATAAAAAGCACAATCGCTCTTTTTGTCTTGAACGACATTTTCGATTGATACTGTTTTTGCTTCGTAGTGTAAGCTCAGGCCGTTTCTTTTAGCAATCGCCAGACCGATATTTTTAAGCGTCGTGTTTTCGTAGGTATAGGTTCTCTCGGTAACTTTAAAGCCGGATGTTGATGGTATCGCCGCTGCTTCGATAGTGCATTGGATCGGGTTACCTTTGAACGAAAAATCATCAATAACAAATGTTCCGCAGCTCAGGCTATATGATTGGTCATCCTGATCCCATCGGTGCTTGATCAGAGTCGGCTTTAATTTATCGCCCTTTTGCGGGAACCATGAATTGATCCAGCGACGATCTTTGTCCGACAGCTCCACGGTGATATTGTCACTCGACCCGGAGGAAACATCTGTGTACTTAAACGATACAATGTATTCCTCCATCTGAGTGGCTGTTATGCCGTTATATGTCAGACTCACGGTTGAATGTCTTGCTATTGCCATTAGTCTTTCCTCCAATCTGGAAGGTCTGAGTCGAGCTCATCATCCTCTGCGATTTCGGGGAGATTTACGGTGATACCGGACGGGAATACCTCATAGTCCAAGATGGGGAAGTTGGTCTTTTCCGTCAACAGACGGTCAGCTTTCAGTTCGTCTCCGTATACCTTCTTTGCGATAATATCCCAGGTATCGCCTGCTATTGTTGTATAGGATTTCATTGCGATCCCTCCTTATGCAAAGTTCAGACGGTCACGTTGCTTGATCCATTCATCCATCATATCATTGAATTCATCTTGACTCATTCTTCCGGCATCCACTATATCCTCTTTGGAGGGAGCGGCTCCGTAGAATTGGAAGGTAGGAGCATAGGTGATCTGGTAGTTTTCGCTGTTGCTCCGTGACGAGTTAGTGCCTTGGTTTCCTGCCAGATGATCAACTATGCTTTGCAGGGGATCTGTCCTGCTTCCAACCATCAAAGCATCCAGTCTGTCTGTAAGAACTGTTATCCTGTCGTCGTTGCGGACGCTGGTTATAGCCTCTCCGATAATGGATCGCATTTGCCTCCATAGTTCAGAAAGGGGTAGAACGGCTTCTTTACCTGCTTCACCACCACCGAGGAGTTTCCCGTTTGCGGCTCCGAAGATCTGAGCGCCGTCTAAGATACCGCCTTTTGCATACCAGTCAATTCCGAGTGATGGGATTGAGCCTTTGAGCAAGTCTCCAATTTGCCAACCGGAAGGGTTAATTGAGAAATGCGGCATCGGCAGACTCGGCCACTCGAATTTGAAATTGAAAAAGTTTTTGATTTTATCGATGATATTGCTTACGGTGTTCTTTGCCGCTGTCATTTTGTCGCTTATCGTCTTTTTGACGTTTTCAAAAATCGAGGATACCGTGTTATTTACGGCATTAAGGGCATTTGATACTGCTGATTTTATTCCGTTGAACACATTAGATACGGCTGTCTTTGCGGCGTTTACCTTGCTTGTTATTGTGCTGGTGACGTTGTTCCAAATTGTAGAGGTCGTATTTTTAACAGCGTTCCACGCCGTCGATGCACCGTTTTTAATGGCATTGCTGACATTAGTGAATGTATTCTTTGCCGCTGTGATCTTGTTGCTTACGGCACTCTGGATGCCGTTCCAAGCATTTGAAGTCGCAGTTTTTATGTTGTTCCAAACTGTTGACGCTGTGGTGCTTATTGCACTTGTAACGGTTGTGAATGCGTTCTTTGCAGTATTTATCGGGTCGGTGATAAACTGTTTTATGCCATTCCACGCTGTCTGCGTTGTGGTACGGATCCCGTTCCATATTTCCTCTGCTTTGCCTTTAATAGCGCCAACGATCGAAACAAAGACATCTCTCGCTGCTGTGATTGCATTGGCTATTGCGTCTTTGATAGAATTCCAGATGGTTGCTGCTGTATTTTTGATAGCGTTCCAAGCCTGGGACGCCGCTGTACTTATGCTGTCCCAGATATTTTTTGCAGCCGAGAGCAAAGCAGGACCCATCTTTGTAAATCCATCTTTAAGAGCCGTTAGAAGTTTTCCTCCGACTTCACCCCAGTCGATACTGAATAGTGCCTCGACTATTCCTTCAATGATCTCGGGAATTGCAGCTATCAGGTCGGGGAGTGCCTCTATAAGACCGACCGCGAGTTGAGCTATGATCTCGATTGCACCTGTTATGATTTCCGGTGCGTGCTCGATTAGCAGAGTGACAAGCTCGGTTATGATCTGAATAGCGGCCGTGATCAATTTCGGGAGCGCTTGTACGATCCCTTTGATCAGTTGAGTAATAATCTGTATAGCTGCTTTTATCAGTTCCGGCAGAGCCTGAACGATACCGGTGATTAAAGTTGAAACTGCCTGCAGGCCGCTGTTGATGATTGTCGGAAGGCTGCTTATGATGCCGTCTAAAAGTGACATTACAAGCTGTATTCCTGCATCGATTATCTTAGGCAGGTTGTCAACCAGTCCTTTGACCAGAGTTGAAATTAGCTGCACGGCTGTTTTCAGGATCTGAGTGCGTCCTTGTGAGAAACCGTTTCTCAGCTGTGTGATTATCTCGACCGCACCTTTTATGATTTTGGGCGCATTTTCTGCTATCGCTGTGACCAGACTGATTACAATGTTTGCTGCTGATTCTAAAAGCGTAGGCAGAGCCTCAGCAAGCCCTAAAACTAAGGTGTCAATAATCTCTATTGCGGTATCGATTATTGTTGGCAGGTTATCGACTACACCCTGAATTAAGCCGGTGATCAGCTGTATTCCTGCATCGATCAGTTTTCCTCTTGCATTGAGAATTGCAAGCCCGAGCTGCTCGACCAGATCAAGAGCTGCTTTGATGATCTCAGGCAGATTCTGAATTATTCCGTCGATGAGACCTCCGACCAGCTTTATTGCTCCGTCAATGATGGTAGGCAGGGCATTTGTCAGCCCGGTCACGAAACTCGACACCACCGTTCCTGCTTGCTGGATCAGCTGAGGAAGTGCTTCAAGAATGCCGTTGATCATTTCGAGGACGATATTTATTCCGTCTGTGAATATGTAATTCAGCCCGGAGACGATGCCATCTGCAACAGCACCGATCAATGTCAGACCGGCTGACAGTAAACTCGGAACCTGAGCGACGAGGCTCTGTGCCACTTTGAATATGGTATCTACTGCTGCTGTTATTAATTGTGGGGCGGCAGCAGATACTCCTTCGACTAACTGAATGATCAGCGACGCGCCGAATTCTATAAACTCAGGGAGAAGTTGCCCGAGACCGGTGATCAGCTTTGTGGCGATTTTTGTTACCGATGACACGATGGTCGGGAGCTGAGATGTTATTCCCTTCTTAAGTTTTTTCACTGTCGTGATCGCGCTCTGAACGATTTCCGGCACTTTGCTTACCAGACCACTTGCAAATTGAGCGATAAGCGTTGCGCCTGTTGTCCAGAAGTCTCCGTAAAAACTGAGGAATCCTGTTAAAAACTGAGACACAAGATTTGCGGCTGTTGCGGCCAACTTTGGAGCTTTTGATCTCAGCCCCTGCATCAGACCGTCCGTTATTTTGAATAGGATGTTCAAAAAATCGGGAGCATATGACGCTATCTTTTGGAGAACGTCTGATAGAACGTCTCCAAGAGCAGCGGCGGCACCACTTATGCCTCCATCTTTCAGAGCAGTTGTTAATTTATCCAGCTCGTCGGTGCCGAATTTAACCATATCTCTTAAGGCAGGAGTTACTGCGTCGGAGATCGCTATTTGCGTGCCTTCAAGTGCAGACTTGAAAAGTGTTATATCGCCGTTTAGATTGTCAAGCTGGGTATTTGCCATCTCTTGAGCGGCTCCCTGAGCATCCAGAATTGACGCTCCTATTGAATCCCAGTCGTCACCGACAGCGGCAAGAAGAGCCTCTGCACTGGCAATATCGCGAGCGTTGAACAAATCGCTGATTGCGGCTATCTTGTCTTCCTGCGACATGGTTTCCATTTTTGTCGATAAGTCTCCGAACACGTCAGAGAGCGACCGCATTTTCCCGCTTGCATCAAAGACATCTACACCGAGAGCTTTCAGCTGTTTTGCACCGTCAGATGTGGGGCTGGACAGTTTTAACAGCATATTCCTCATATGGGTTCCTGCCTCGGTTCCTTTAATGCCGGCATTAGCCATTGCTGTAAGTGCAATCTCCAATTCCTGCACACCGTCAACTGTTGCTGTAGAACCGTCTGCAAGTTTTACTATACCACCATTCAGTTCCTGTGCCAGACCACCGACCGTCAGGAATGCTTCACCGAGCTGTGAAACGCTGGTATTGCCTGTTGACGCAGCCTTTGCCATTTCATCAACCATCTGTGATGTTCTGTCAAGTGATATTCCGAAAGCGGTTTGTGTATCGGTCACCATATCGGATGCCGCTGCCAGATCCATTGATCCGGCTGCGGCGAGATTCAGAACATTCGGGAGCATTGCCATTGATGTCTGTGTATCATATCCGGCGAGTGCCATGTAATTAAGCGCCTCTGCGCTCTGGGTCGCTGAGAATGCTGTATGTGCACCCATTTCTTGAGCGTACTCTCTAAGGTTGCCGGAAAATGTACCCCATGCGAGATCCACCGTTCCGACTTCGCTTTGCATATCTTGCATGGTCTTTCCCATTGTCGCAGCGACCTGTGACATTGCAGTATCGAATTCTGCACCGGCCTTGACACTTGATGCACCTATTCCGGCGACGGCAGCACCGGTAGCGGTCAAAGCTCCGGCTGCCACCTTCATGCTTGTACCGATTGCTGTGCCGACTGCTTTTCCGGCTGTTCCGAGTGCGCTTGTCGCTTTAGAGGCAGTTGAAATGGCGGCTGTGAAGCTGCTATCAATTCTGCCTGCTATTTTTAATGCGAGTTGATACTCTTTACTTCCGCTTGCCATGAATTAAATCTGCCGCCTCCTTTGCTGTCTCGAGTAGATCCCCTATAGGCAGGCGCAGAAAAAAGTCCACGCCTGTCCGAAGGGAGAGGGAAAGTTTCAGGCAAATTTTCCGTAGCTGCTTTGCGTCTTTCGGGCTTAGCCCTCGCCGTAGAAAAAACCTGTTACTCTGTTTTTGATCTTGATCGCATCTTTGGGATGGAGTCTTCTGAAAAACTCAACGGGGAGATCGGTAGCTCTGCTACAGATAAAACAGGCATACTCGATGCTCATTTCCGGCATTACGGAAATGTTACCGTTACGGCTCATGTACTTCTCAGCCGCTACCATATCCTCTGTTGTAAGCTCCGACAGACCTGAAAGATCAAGCTCTTTATAAATATTATCCTCAAATGTGTAGGGCTTGCTGAGGACGACCACAGAGCTTTCCTCTGCGGTTTCCTCGATTTCGGATGTAAGTGTCAGGGATTCATTTTCCATGATGTTTTCCTCCTTATGTCAGCTTTTTAACTGCTGCCAGCAGATCTGTTCCGTTGACTTTGAAGACTCCGTTAATCTTGTCAAGCTCGATCTTCTTTTTGCCGTCCATCTCGATGAGGATGTATGTCGTCTCGATCGTGATCGAGCTGTCCATAGGACCGCCTTGCTTAACAGTTCCGAGCGAGATCTTCTTGCAGCGGCCACGATAGACCACTCTCATTCCCATATATGCAGTTGAGCCGTCCGATTTCTTGTTATACTGAATTGCTCCTCTGAGTGTCAGCTCGACTCTCTGGGTGGGGCTTATCAGTTTGAAGAAGTCTTCGTCAATGCAGCGGAAGGGGATTTCCTGCTCCATGCTGCCGTAGCGGCCGGCGATAGTCGTCTCAATTTCTCCGAGAATTCCGGCACCGCTTATTGTCTCGGTGACTGCCTCGAAGTCCGGGAGAGAAACCTCACCGGTCAGACCGACGATCTTGTTCTTTGCGTTATAAATATTGAAGTCATGAAGGACTTCAGGAATTCCGCTGATAGCCATTATGATTCACCTCCAGTAAGTGCGCTCGTGAGAGCTTCCGGGTCAAATTCCAGAATGTTCAGGATGTCTTCTGCAGGAACGAAGGGCGACAGATGCTGATGGAATGTGATCTGCCCGTTGAGAATGCTTGTAACCGGATTTTCATCTTCGTTGAATTCGATGTAAGCTGCAGCACATTTTCCTGCTGAAACGTAGGCGTTTCCTCTGATGTTTTCACTGTCAACGATGCTCTCTATGAGCCTGTAGTCTGCCGGATCATCTACATTCTGGAAGTAAGTCTGGATGAAGCTGTTACCCCACCAAGAGAAGAAACGGCGGCAGGCAAACCAGCGATCCTTCGGGTCAGTCGTTGACGGATAGGCTGCGCTGTTGTTGCCCCAGCTTCTGAAACCATTGACATTGATTGCCGTTGAAACTCCGAAGCCGTTGACTGTGTTGCCCTGCGTCTGGTCGAGGAGAATTTCGGTTCCGTCTTCGAGGCAGGTCGCTGTAATAGGCAGGCTCTTGTTCGACGGACTGAGGTTCGGGACATCGTCGTTCTGAGCGTCGGTGTACTGTGTAAGAGCAGCCCAGACCGCTGATGCGTGAAAAATCTTTGAGCCTGATTTCACGCAAGGCCAGAGAGCCATGACGTGAGGGCTGTTGATTGCTGCAGCTGCCTTTGCGGCACCTACATTCGAGTAAACGGTGCAACCGTTTGTTGTGTTACAGTCGATGTCGACATAACTTTCACAGCGGAAGTATCCGTTGATTTCCTCACATTTAGCTGCAAGGGCTACGCCTACATCTGAGTTCTGACTCCAACCGGGGGCGATGATCAGTCCGGGTACCATTCCGAATTTCGGATAGACCTGTCTGAGGACTTCGAGGCCTGTTTCGGTGTTGCCACTTGTTGATCCTACGATTGATGATGCTGTAACCCCTGCCGGATTGAGCTTGGTGTAGGTGACATAAACTTTTGCCGCTGATGCCGCCGATCCTGCTGCCAGAAGGGTGATCACGACGTTGCCGCTGTCGTCAAAGCTCAGAGTGTAGTCGGTGTCGACAGTCAGAGCAGTTCCACTTGAAGATGATTTGACGGCGACTGTAGAAAGCAGGACTCCCTTGACTTCAAGCGTTGCCTGCAGTGATGTTACCGTAAGTTCTGCGGCGGTTGAAACCTCTGTTTTGTGTGTTGCCGGGTCGAGGACATTGACAAAAATTACGGGTGCTACTCCGAACAATTTGAACGAGGCGTACATTGCCTCGCAGAGGGTGTAGCTTGCCCAGTCGTCTGAATAGCCCAGCTGGTCGACTGCTTCCTGCCAAGTGTAAGCAATGACCGGCTTGTTTGTTACCCCTGTAGGGTTCTTTGCGAGATTAACAGGCGCAGTACCGAATACAACCTGCAGACCGGCTGTTCCTGTGATTGGGGCTGTTACGCCGGTTGCCTGTTCGAGTACACGCACTCCATGCTGATAAGGCATATTGTTTTCTCCTTTCGTTATGCACTGTAATGCTCCAGTGCTTTTTTGTAAATTGTGTAAATTGCGCCCTTCTGGTTCCTGATCTGAGTCAAGGCATCAGAAAGTCTGCTTATAGGCACGATCAGGTTACCGAGGAATGGCGTTTCACGAACCGCCGCCTGTAGTGGTTCTGACGGCGTGTCGTCGTAGAATGTGTTTCTGTTTGCTACGCTGGGAATTGTGGGTCCGACATAAACGATCTTGCTCATACGAGATCACTCCATTTCCTTCTTGGAGCCGGAACGCTGAAGCTGATTTCAACGCCTCCGAAAAAGAAAGGGTAGCTTTCTTCGTCTTGTAACGCCCAATGGGACGGATCGGTGAATACAAATTGACCGTCGAGAAGAGGGGTTTCTTCGTAGTGTCTTTGGATCAGCTCTATCATCTCCAGCACCGTTTTATGTCCCTGATTGACTTTGCTGTCGTTAAAAACTCCAACAAGAAGAAATACCGACACTTTGTAATCACTTGTCTGGTTCTCGATGTCGCCGCTGTCGAGCCTTACGATGATGTAAGGGAAGGGGTCATCATCGTCTTCAGAGTCTCTTTTCGGGAGATTCTGAGCGAAAACGGAAACGGCAGCAGTTTCTCTGTCAGGGGTCAGATATTTTCTCTTACTAAAGAGTTTTTGAAGGTCGTTGACGATAGCGTCTTGCAGTTTCAAAGCGTTCATTTGCTGTTCAGTGTCCTTTCTATCTCTTGGTCTACATAGTGCCTATAAAGGCGTTCTATTTCCTGCTTGAGAGGTGTGCTGGTGATTTGCTTTCCGTCGTAGACCATTTCGATCATTTTCGGAACGGAAGGGGAGCGCAGAACCTTGAGTGGGTATCTTTCTTTGCCTACTCTTTGAAGGATCTGTGTTGTCATAGTGACTTTCCCGGACTTCTTGTTGCCGCTGGCTACCTTTGAAACAAAGGCCTTGATATTTTTAGAACCTTCTACGGTTTTGAGACCGGTTCCTTTCAACACCTCGGCTTTCACACCGCTTTTGGGTGCTGTGGTGCGGAAGCGAGGCATTGTTAAAGTTTTACCCTTGACATTAAGTGTAGCGGTAGGAGATGCAATGGTAGCTCTGCTAATGTCGATTCTGGAATTAATACCTGCTGTTTTTGCTGTGTACCGTTTTTGTGCTTCCTGACGCAGTTTTACTCGTGCGGATACTGCTGTTTTGTTTACAGCGTTTTTCAGAACCTTTCTCGCTTCGCTTTTCATTGCTCCGAGCTTCCTCTGCACATAGCTCAGGTCATCAAAGTCCCATTCATAAGTGATCATCGGCTCCTGTTCGCCTCCAGAGTAATGGTATAAACGCCGCCCTCGTCTGTCGCATCGACTACAGTGTATTTCCTCTTGTCAAGAGTGACTATCCTCCCTTGTGCAGGTAATGCACCGAAATCCGACGCTTTGACATAAAGGAGGATCTGGCGTGCGTAGATTCCGTCCATGTGGGACTTCATTTTCTTCTCACGCTCGATGTTCTCCATGTCGTCGATCATTGCAGGCATCTGCACGCCGTCTATGGTGTGAGCATCTGAGAATTCATCGACATTGAAGAAGACTTCGTCTATGTCTCTCTGAATTGCCTCTTTGAAACTCAGGCTTTCCATTCGGTGTCACTTCCTTTTCCGTGTCGGTGTCATTGGAACCTTGCCGACCAGATCTTCACCTGACTGTTCACCGCCTACGGCAGTTCCCGGCAGCCCGGGTTCTGCGCACATCAGCCTTGCTGCAGGTAGTGCGGCAGGCTCTGTTTCTCTCCAAAATGCAGAACCACACGCTACCCATGTGTCTGTATCCGGATTGTCTGATGGCAGAATGCTCCCGGTCTGGTACTCCGTATTGCCGCAGACGATAGGGCGCAGAGCTATGAGATCAGCCATTGAGTTTCACCAGAATGCTTGTTGCGTCTGCTCCGGCTGCGGCTGCTGCGTAGCCTGCTTCCGTGTTACTGGTCGATACATTGGTTATGCCGGAACCGTCCCAGTAAACGGTCTGGCCGAGGGAGATTGCAGATGATCCTGTCTTGGGCATCTCCCAAACGCCGCCCATGTGAATGGATCCGGTGCTGCCGTTTTCGATGTCGCCACCGATCACGCCGACTCTGGAACCAACCACGACTATTGTGTTGGCTGCGATTTTTGAGCCGCTGGTGTTTGAATAGTCCAGGGCTTCACCTCTCTGCCAAAATGCAGCAGTTGCCATAGTTCATTTCTCCTTTCTGCATTAAAGTGCTACGCCGGGGTTCTTGCAGATGCCTCTGAAGTCTCTGACGCTGATGCCCCAGTCGAGATACATATCCCAAACAAAGCCGAGCTGTCCGGGTGTCTCCATACGTCTGACGGTCGGTGTTTCCTGCCCGTTGAGGTAGTCGACCTGAATGCCTCTGCAGGATGCTCCGTCTGCAAACATGAACCACGGGCAAGCATTGGAACCGGCCAGAACATTGAGCACGGGGGACTGCACGATCTGAAGCGGATAGTTGTACAGCGGATTGATGTCGTTGTTGTTGCTTCCCGTAACCTGTGCAGATCTGAGGATCACAGCAAGATCAAACTCGTAGCCCACCGGCACAACGATTGTTCTGGGTGTGATGTAGATTGCCTCTCCAAACTGATCCGTCTGCTTCTGCATCTGGAGGATCATCGCTTGAATGGATGCCTGTGTGGGCTTTGTTCCTGTTCCGATGAGGTTCTTGTGGTCGTTATGGAAGAGCGTTTTGCCGTCGAAGATTGCGCTGTTGTTGAACAGGATCTTGTAGACCTGCTTGTCGATGGTCTTCTTTGCCGCTGTTGCGTAAAGACCGGGAACCTCAGTCAGGAAACCGATGTCATCGTTGATGAACGCCTGACGGGTCATACTAAACTGCTTACCGTAGGTGTCGAGCTTACGGGTGGGCAGTACCTGTGTGCTGGGAATGTCGGCCTTGATCTCTCCGTTTTCGGGAACAAGGAGGAAGTCGCCGACACCACCGATTACATATTCATGGTCTGTGGTTGTCTTAAAGTCTTTCAGACTACCTTTGGTGGTGAATGCCTGAAATGTTGTAGGCACGTGGCTGTAAAGTTCTACGATGCTCTTTCTGATCGTCTGGTCGAGGATTGCCGGGAATGCGGCAGTCGGATTGTAAAACTGGCGGCTCATTTCGCTGTAGAGATCATCGGGAGACATTCTGAGCAGTTCGCTGGTATTGCGACCTTCTCTTGTCAGACATTCGATTGCCAGATCACGCAAGCTCATTCCCTGCAGCTGACGTGCGCCTGTCGAGGGATTTTCGACATTTACTCTGCCTGATCTGAGCAGGAGAGCGTCTGCTGCGTCTCTGCGGAATTCGTCTTCTCCGTTGCCTGTGACCTCAACTCTTGAGGGAATCGGTGCGTGGGTCTGCCTCAGATCTCTGATGATCTCAGCACGGACATTGTCAAGCGTGGATCCGTCAGCGATGAACCTCTGGGGATCGATATTGAAATCACGGCACATTGCTGTGATCTCTGTGATCCTTGAGCGTTCTGCCTCGACGGCAGCTCTCTGCTGGTCGCTGCTGGTATCAGGGGCAGGAACCGCAGGAGCTGTGGGCGCAGGTACAGCTGCACCTGCCTGCTGGCGTTCTTCTGCTTCGATTTCTGAGCGCAGGTTTTCTATTTCCGTCTGCAGAGCGTCAAACTCAGCCTGTTCGCTGTCAGACAGAGAGCGGTTTGCGCTTCTTGCTGCATTAACGAGAGCCTGCTGACGCTGAAGAGCATCACGGAGCTTTTTCTTCTTCATTTTGGTTTACCTCCATTTAATAATTTTTGTTTATTTGAAGTTGAGCCTCCAAAACCTCAAGCGGAACCGGTGCACTGATTGGTTCAGCTTCTCGACCGACACCCACGGTACCGTCTGCCGGAACGGATACGATGCTGATCTCGAAGGGCCACCACTTCCTTGCGATTTCAGCAGGTCCTGTGAACCGTCCGTCTGCCGAGGTTTTTCCGGGCTGGACTTCCTCTAATGAGTCGATGCGGTATCCTACGGATACGCCTTTGAGAGTTCCGCTTTTGACCTTCTGGTAGATCAATTCGGATTGCTCATCTGTATCAAACTCGACCTCTGCGTAGCCTCTCTGATTTTCGATCCATGCTCTGTTAATCTTGCCGATAACATAGTCACGGTTATGATTGAATAGGAGGCAGCCGATCTCGTTGATCCGGGCAAGGTCTACCGCACCGGGTGAATGGTCGAGGATCTCTGTACCCCACCATCGCTCGTATGGTTCTTCTGAAGAGAATGAGAGAGTGAATTTTCGCTCATTTCCTTCACCATCCATTCGACTGAGTGTGGAGAATGAAAATGCCCTTTGCTCATTCGTCCCCGGTTTCGGTTTGTTCATCGTCGGAGTTCTTGCCCCCTTGTTCGGTGGGATCATTTCCGACGATCTGTGAAGTGTCGGGGGCAGTCTCGTCCTCGTCATCGTACAGTCCGTCTGTTTTCTTTTGTCCAAGTATCACACCTCCTAAGTCCACACCGTGAGTCTCACGGGCATAGTTTAATACCTCGCAGATGTCGTCGATCTGTTTTCGCCAGTCGGTACCGTTTTCGGCGGCTATCTGCTTAAAGGTCTTTTGACCGCTCTGCAGAGCAGTCTTGGTAGCTTGGGTTTCCTTGCTGGGTTCGATCCACGGCTTTGGCTGCTTCACGAAACTGTGAAGGAAGTATTCGTCTTTCCGACCTTCCCAGAACCCCGGTGCGCTTATCGCTCCGGCAAGGACAGCCGAGATGATGAATGTTTCGTAGATTTCGTCCATGACATCAGCCAGCAGTTCGTCTTCTTCTGCGTAGGTCATCCCGTCTTCAATGATCGCCTGTCTGGCCGATGAGTAGGTCGTTTCGGACATATCTCTGCTGGTTGCCTCGTATGACAGTCCTTGACCGGCTCCAATCATTCTCTGCTGCAGTTTGGTATAACTGGCAGCGTCGGTTGCTTGTCCCTGCGGATTTACGACCTGCACTTCATCTCCGACATTCATTTCTTTGATCATACCGGGGCTGAGGGTCTTTCCGTCGTAGGTTTGGCGTGGTCCCGTTGCACCTGTCCCTCTGCCTATTCCGGCGGTTGGTATTGCTCTCTTAATGAATACCGAAAGGCAGGCTTCGATCCTTTGCTTGACCGAAACGGCGACCATGAATTCGTTGACATCTCTGATTCGGGTGATCGTCTGACTCATGTCACTCATTTCCCTGAGTTGTGACGGGCGACGCTTGCTGAAGTAGAATATTGCATCTGTGGCTTTGATGAAGGTCGGGGCTACCGTTGTAAATCCGTCCAGATCGTACTGTCGGATCCAGTAACCTTCTGGGGCGTTGAATTTGTTGTACTCAATTCCTCCGACTACACGGTTTCCTTTGTACTTTGGAGTCACCTGCGTTGCGTCCAGCTCATCAACTTCAAACATCTGCAGCTTGAAGGGGAGAACGCCACCGGCTGTATATCGCTTTACAAAAAGGATACCGCCGTCGACCTTCTTTCGCCTGACGGCCATTCGGAGCATCTGATTCAGGCTCTGGGTTCCGGTGACATCGCAGTTCTTCTTTTTGCACCAGACTTTCCAGAGCGATTCAATCTCGGCGTTGAGGCTTGTACTGCTTGTCTGAGCTTGAAGTATCAGTCCTTTGCCAATTACATTTCGGACAAACGGTCCGATGACGGAGTTGCACATATCGCTGTTGCGCTCCAGATCTCTGGCTCTGGCACGGACGGTGTCTCTGCTGTATCGGTCGGTGTACTCTGCACTCTGATTCGTGGCGAGCCAGTTCGCATTCAGCCTGCCGTTGTTTCCAGCGTCGTAGTGCTTGTATTCTTCAAGCACCTGTCTCCAAGCCTCACGCTTTGCCGCTGCCTCAGGATTGAAAAACCCTATTAAATTATCAAACCAATTCGTCAGGATCACCTCCCGTCAAAAATTGCGACATAGGTATCTGAGAAGAGGCTACTGTCTGCTTCTGCTGCTACCTGTGCCTCAAGGTCGTGCTGCATATCTCTGAGCAGTGCGAGGTCTGCACGGGTCAGGGATCTTGAGCCGATCTTGTAGCTTTGCCCTCCTACAAGGATTGCCTGAATGGCTTTGTTGACCTCAGCCAACATCTGGGAGGGCGTGTAATCCATTACTGTTGACATTTTGTTTTATCCTCCATCCTGTTCACTGCTGTCAGCCTGAACGTGAATTGCCGCTGTAGATGTTACCGCCGATGCAGCATAGAGTGTGGTCATTACTTTCCTGTCAGGGTCGCCTCCGGGATACATCGGATAAACGGCACCGGGTGCAAGCCCTATGTATGCCATTCCCAGCCCGAAGATGAGGGGTTCTATCAGTAGTTCAGACATTGAATTTCAACCCCCATTGCATCTGTAACAACCGCTGTCACGGTCAGGGTGTCTGTGAGGTCTGACACCGGCGGATCAATCCTTGTTGCGATAAGTTGTGCACTGTTGGCCGGGATTATCACGCTCTGACCGAGAATTCCTACCGTGATCGGATTGTTGGTGAAGTTTTTGACCAGAAACTGACTCCCTGCACTCTCAAAGGTAAAAGTCACCGGTGTGTCTGCGGTTACCGCCTTTCGTTGTACTCTCATGGTTTTCATTCCTTTCTACAGCCATTGACTGTTTGATGTTCCGAGCCAGCTGCTGTCTTGTTCAGGTTTTGGCTCTGGTTTTTGTTCCGGTTCCCTTGTTTCCATCTCCAGCTCTTCGAGGTGGAAGGAACGAGCACCGAGCATATCGGCAGCACACATTGCATAAACCTCGCAGTCGAGGTAGTGGTTATCAGCGTGAGATGTTTTCTGCCGCCATTCTTGCGTTGTCCTGTTTCCGGAACGAACATTGACCTTATGTTCTGATGTGACCTGTTCTGCGTAGTCAAGGTCGCATCCCTGATAAACCATCCAGCTTCCTGAGCCGTTTTCCTTTCGCATCCTTCCGGCGATCATGTCCTTGTATTTCCCGGTGTCGATGAGCACCAGCTTCATGCCGTAGGCTCTGCTATCGGTCTTGTTTACCGTCGATAGTTTGAAATGTGTTGTCATTGCGTGCGATGCTCCCTTGCTGGGTAGTGCCCAGTCTGAATTGGATGCGCAGAAGTCGTATACTGCATCGGTGTTGTCGCCGGAGTCAATGAGAGCTAATTGCACGATCATCTGGCTGCCGTCTCTTTTGCTGTACGATAAATTCATCAGCCTTTCGACTTCTGCAAAGGAGAACGCCTGACCGTGAGCTATGTTCTGTGATGTCAGATAGTTGCCCCACGCTCTAATCGTCCAGTAAACGCAGTTTTCCTGAACATCCACACCGCCTGTCAGGAGCTTTGCCCATTCGGGAACCTCCAGCTCCGGCAGGTCTGTTTGTCTCTCCATTACGGTATCTGCGCTGGTTTTCAGCTTGGTGTCTTCCCAGGGTTCAGCGAGCCAGCTGTTGGTGAAGTTCTGCAGAGTGTCAGGGTTGTCCTTGCTGAGCAGAAATTCTCTTGCTATCTCCGAAAAGCGAACGAAGGGGCTGTACATTGTGTTGATCCAGAAGGCTACAGTACGAGGAACGGCTGCATTCTGTCTGACGACCTGCCATTCTCCATATCGGAGCATCTGGGGCTTGTCCTGATCGGTGATAATCGAGCCGCATTCCTGACAGACATAGTTTGCAAGTTCTGACCTGTCCATATAACTCAGCCCTTCTTTATCTGGGAAGGTGAGCTGCTTGAACACAAGTTCGATCATTTTGCCACAGTGAGGGCAGGGAACAAAGTAATGCTTTTCGACATCGGCACCTTCTAAGGCTTGCCAGATATGGCCGCTTTTGAGGGTGGGTGTTGATGTCATAAAAATTTTACTGTTATGAAATGTCTTTGTTCTCTCTCTTGCGAGCTTTATCGGATCGGCTTCTTTTTTTGTTGCACCGGGATACTTGTCCACCTCATCCAAAAACAGAAAACGAACAGGACGGCTTGCAAGGTTCGCAGGACTATTAGAACCGACGATTGTCATATACATTCCATCAAACTGTAACTCTGTCTTTGTACTCTCATTCTCTTTCCATCGCTCCTTGAGGGGAGGGGAAAGTCTGAACATTGGTTGCAGTCTGTTGGTGGAGATGCTCTCTCCTAAAACGTCCGAAGGGTAGACTACCATCGTCGGAGACGGGTCTTGCTGGACGATCCACCCCATCATATTGAACAGCGCCTCTGTACCTCCGAGCTGAGACGCTTTAGCGAGGATTATTTCCTCGGTTTCAAAATTACAAAACTCATCCATTACACCTGTGAGGTATGGGGTTTTGCTATTTGTCCAAGGCCCCGGCATTGCGGATGATTTTGTGTCGAGAATTCTGTATTTCTCTGCCCACTCTGAAACTGTTATGTTTTCGGGTGGGCGTAAATATCTGAGTGATTCTTTGATGTATTGCGGGACGTTATATTTGCGGATTCTATTGCTTTTAGGCCTTCGTGCCATTTACTTGCTCCACGACGGCGGCTACAACGAATGCCTCTAACAATTTTTGAATTTCTGTTGTGAGGTCTTTTTCGATGTGCCTTGCCTCTAAAGGTTCAACGTAGTTGCCGATGATGCCTGTGATCCTCGAAGGCAGGCTCATTGCAAACCGTTTGAAGGTGACAAAGAACCGGGTATAGTCCAGAGTCACCTCTTCGAGGCTTATATACTTTCCGGCTGCGATTTCAGTTTTGAGCCGGTGAAGTTCGCCTTGACTTTCTTTAAGGGCTATTTCCGCTTTCATCTTTTGTTCCCGCAGTTCCAGTTCTTTTTCGGAACGATTTTTGCCGTAGGCTTTATCGCTGAGGTATTGGACGTAGCTCTGAATGGTAGGCACAAGGTCGTACCTTCGACCTTCGGACGTTTCGGTAGTCGGCAGGACACCTTCCTGTGTCAGTTGTTGTATTCGACGCACCGAAACACCAAAGAGCTGCGCTATGATTTCGACTCTGTAATAACCGCCTCCGGCTACTTTCCCATTATTGTCCAAATAGAGCACCCCCCCCGCAATAGGTCAAGCGTTGGATTGCTTTCTACTGTCATTTAAGTTTCACTGCCTTTGATCCTGTATACTGTTCCCACCTCTGAACGCTCACGTCTACATTGCGTTCGTCCATCTCCATCAGGTAGGCTGTTCGCCCGAGTTGCTCTGCAGCTATCAGCGTTGAGCCGCTGCCTCCGAAAAAGTCACCGACTATCCATCCGGGCTTGGATGAATTGTTCATCAGTCGTCCGATCAGTGGCACCGGTTTCATTGTGGGGTGCAACGAGTTTCGGGATGGCTTATTCTCAAAATGGACGGAGGTCTGGTCGCTGTAATCTCGGAACAGCTTTTCGACAAATGCCAGCAGCTCTTGTCGCTTCATGTTTTTGAAGTCCAGTTGTTCTTCGAGCAGTACGGTGTCTTGCGTTCTGTCATTTATGAAATAATGGCCGGCTCCTTCTTTCCAACCGTAGAGGATAGGCTCATGCCGCCATTGATAGTCCTGACGGCCGAGAACAAAGGAATTCTTTTCCCAAATCAGACATTGTGCCATTTTCAGTCCGGCATCGGCATAGGCCTGTCTGAATTGCAAGCCTGTGCTTTCAGCGTGGAAAATATAAGCCGCTGCGCCGGGACGCATTGCTTCATTCATATTTCTGAAAGCATCTAAAAGAAATTGATAAAAGCTCAGACTGTCCATATGATCGTTTTGAATGTTGCTGTTGGTGCGACTTCCTTCCTGCCCGAGGTAGTTTTCCAGAAACTCTGTCTTTGCTCCGTAGTCTACATTATACGGAGGATCGGTAATGACAAGATCTAATTTTTCGCCACCCATCAACATTCCTACGTCATCGGGATTGGTACTGTCGCCGCACATCAGACGGTGCCGTCCGAGTTGCCAGATATCACCTCTCTTGCTGACAGGTTCAGTGATCTGATCGGCAGCGGCATCGGGATCAAAGTTATCATCTGTTGCCTCTGCCGGGACATCTACTAACTGGATCAAATCCTCCAAATCATTCCGGCTGTAGCCGGTTACCGAAAAGTCGTAACCATTGAGGTCAAGTTCCAGTAGTAGATCCTTCAAGATAGCGTTGTCCCATTTACCCGTTATCTTATTGAGGGCAATGTTTAACGCCTTTTCCTTCTGTTTGTCCCGGATGTCTAAGACTACACACCATGCCTGCGTGTAGCCTAAGTCCATCATGACGGTGCGCCTTTGGTGTCCTTTGATTATCGTGCCATCATAGTTCAGGACGATGGGATCTGAATATCCGAATTCGAGAACGCTTGCTTTGATGCTCTGGTATTCGGGATCCTCCGGTGTCAGCTTCTTTCTGGGGTTGTATGTCGCCGGTATCATATCCTCTAAATTCCAAAACTCAAACCGCATATTTTCTCCTGCGATTTCTGCATTTTGATTTGGTAAATCCTGCATGATGTCACCTCCTGCCAGCTTTTCGTGGGGCTGGCGTAACGAAATGGTAAATTTTTTTTGATTTTTATTCGGGAAACTTTCGAGCCTTCCTCGCCCCGCAGCGAGGTTTATCTCCGGTAGTACCTATGGGGTATCGGGACGGAGGGGGGTGCCAAAATCGGCAGAGCCGCACCCCTGAAATTCGAGGGTGCGGCTCTGTCTCTGAGTGTGAGTGAGCATCGTGCCTGCGTGCCGCCCCTGCGTGCCGCCCCTGCCCGGTCGTCCTTGCTTTCATCTTAACACAATGTAAAGTCCTGCTGAGTCCTGACATTGCTTTGTGGGAGGGGTGTGCCTTGGTTTTGTAATGGTTTATCGTACACTTTGTTGCTCTTGCTGCTAAATCGTGGGGCATTCTCTCTGATCTATGCATCCCTGTGTCAACGTGGGGGTGGTAGCTGTCTAATGTGTTGGTGTGCCTTGCTACTCTGGCCTGCTTGGTGCTGTTGCTGTGGGCTGTGTAATCGTGGCTCTCACTTGTAGGCTCTGCACCCCGGTGTCGTTAGTAGCTATCCCTTGCTTCTCGGGCGAGCCTGTCCTCGTAGGCTTCGAGTGTGGCTCTGACTTTGGCATAGGTCAGGAGCTTGTCGAGTGCCCGGTTGTAATGCTCGAAACATGGCGACTTCGTCATGTGTACGAGGCTGCATATCTCACTCCACGTCTTGCAGTCGATGTGACGGTGTTCGAGAATGTCACGCTCTGTACTTTCAGCTGGTAAAAAATCTAAAATATCCATGATTTCGCTGACGCTTTTTTTCTGGGCTTCAATTTGGGATCTGATCCTGCTTTCAATATCCCCGGTCTGAAATGCCAGCGAGGTATCCCCGGTACTGTTTTTATTTTCCGAAAATAAACCGGCAGAGAAAGAGGGGGGTGTCATTTCTGGATCGGTTTTCAATTCTCTCTGGAGCTGCTTCAATCTGTCCTCAAGAATTGCCCTCTTTTCTTTTGCTCTGAAATACTGGGAGAGAAACCGCTTTAGCAGGCGGCGGCTCTCAGCTGCGTTGTCGATGTTCATTCCTGTCCTCCTCTGTCCTTTTGTGTCTTTATTTGTCCCTTTGTTTCCACTTATCAATAATGGCTTTGGCTTGCTCTGCAAAACTGATCACAGCGGCAGTTCCACCGGATTGGTTGATTCGGCAGATTGTTTGTTTCTGCACCTCCGTTGCTCTCCCGATGTAAGGCCGCTTGATTTCAAATCCGAAGAAGTGACCGTCAATAATGGCGCAGACATCCGGGATGCCTTGTCTGCTATAGGGACCGGCTGTTGCTTTCCACACGAAAGCTCCCGGTATTGTCTTGATGAAACGGATTACTTCGTTCTGGTAGTATTGCTCCAGTGGCAGAAGTTCGTGCATGATTTTTTCAAAGGTGCTCGATGTGATCTTTTTGCCTGTCTCTTTTTCGAGCCATTTAGTCATTTGTTTTCGGTCGAGTTTCCGGCTCTGCCGGATCAGCTCTGCCCGGTTCATTCTTCGACCGGCAGGGCTTCCTGAAACGCTGCCGCCTCATCGTAAAGATCGGGAGCTACTTCAACTTCCGGTGGCGTGCCGCCCAGATCTTCAAATCCGGGCTTGTTGCCGCTTTCACTCTCCATGAATTTCGATGCCATCATATCGGCAGTATGAAGTGCCCAGATGATTGGCTGCATCTCTATTGCCTGTCCGAGGGAGAGGGTGTCAGTCGTGTCTGTAAAGCCCATGTGCCACCAGATAGCGTACATTTCCTGCGTGGTCAGCTCCATGTACTGTTTGATGATCATCGCACTCTTTGCTCCGTGACCGAGCGGCATTTTATCGTTGACAGCGAAGTAGGGGGCTTTTTCCCATTTACCGGTCTGCTCGTTCTTGACATTCCTCCAGCTGGTCGTGTAGAAGTAGGTCTTGCAGATGTCGTGGAGCAGAGCGATAATGATCACACTCTCATCCGAAATGGTGAGGATTGTCTTTCCGGCGACTTTGTATTCCCAGCCTCCGTCGCTCTGGATCAGCAGGCCTCTGAGTGCATCGAGGACATTTAGGCTATGCTGCAGGAGGCCGCCCTCAGTGGAAAGGTGATACTTCGTGCTGGCTGGTGCTTTGTAGAAGTCGCTTTTTCTGATATAGGCGATCAGCTTATCTGCGCCTGTTCTGTTGACCTTGCTCATTTCAGCCTCAAATCTGGCTATGTTCTTTTCTCGGTTCATTGCTCAGTTTCCTCCGTTTCTCTTTTTTGTCGATTTCATCCCAGGTGTGGTATAATGCCCAAGAGAGGGGTTTTGCTATAAATTCGTGCTTTTGGGCTATTTTATAATTCTCTTTCAAAAGCTTTATTGCATCATCAAGTGTCATTCTGATCCTCGCTTTCCATCTTTGCTCCGCAGTTTGGGCAAAAATTCATTAACTCGCCACACCACCCAGGGCAACAAGTCCAACGTTCTTCGTTGCTTCGGTTAAAATCTGTTCCCATGTAAGGCGGTTCACCTGATTCTGTATCCATTAGTGCCCATCCGCATTCGCTGCAATAATGCAACCTACCTTCAGATCGAGTTTTCCATCGCCCTGTTTTCTGCTGTGGCTGAATAGCAGGTAAAATGCTTATTATGTCAATAACGTGATTGCAAGCCATTTTATATATCTTTTTTACTTTGCTACCGTTTCTGACTCCGCTCGTCACAAACTCAGAATGCTCATTTATTGCATCTTTCGCCGCCTGCCTGCTTATGCAGTCTCCGACAGGCTCGTGCTCCAAAGCCTCAATCGCTATGTCGAGTGCCTGCGCCATCCTCTCACATTCCTCACTGTACGGTTTGCCTGTTTCCCCGGTGCTGGGGTCAAAATAGCACATATCTCTGCTGTACTTTAATTCATCAATCGCTTCTTTTACGGTCATCTTCAATACCTCTTTTCAAAATCCATTCTAAAGCTCCGATCGTTTGTTCTACTGCTGACCTGTCGCAGAAGTGGAGCACGGTATGTATTTGCTCAATCTCCGACATATCAAATTTTTCTCCAGTCTGGTGGTCGCTTCTGAGCGTTATGATGTACATATCGTAGCCGCCCATGTTGCTGCGGATGCAGAAAATACCTTTACGGTATTTATGCCCGATGATGATAGGGAGCTGGCTGCTGCTTTTCATTCCTTTCCCCCCCATCAAATAAACCACCGCAGACCGCACTTTTTACATTCGCCGCCGACTGCCTGCCATTCAAGTGTTGCATTGTTTCTTCTGTAATGTATCTCTACGCAGTTTTTACCGCCGCAGCCTCTTGACCAGCCGTCCGGGTGGGTGAGTACATGGCAATCATCAAGCTCTGTCTTTGTTTCCTCTCTGGCTTTGAACCAGTCTTTCATTTCCTTATCCTTAACTTGGACGATCTCGCCGCAGGAATAGCATCTGTATTCTCCGCTCGGGAGTTTTCCTATCGGCACTTTGCATTCAGGGCAGCAAGGTCGCTTGTAGATCTTGTCGGTTCGTGAGTCGTAGTCGTCGTACCAGATCGCTTGCATCGTCAGCCCTCCTTGTCTGCCTCAGTCAATACCTTATCGAACATCTTTTTTATTGCCTTGTTTTCAATCGTTTTGCTGGCGGCTGTGACAGCTCTGCTGGACAGATCATCAATGTTCTGCTTGATCACCTCCCGGACACACTCCTTAATTGCGTTCTTATAAATATTCCCTGAACGAAGATTAGAAAATATGTCAACGGCTATGCGTTGGATTGCTATCTCTTTGGCAGCTTCTATCATTTCCTGATCGTCAATGTTTACGATTATCTTCATTCCAAATCCCTCCCATCAAAAACCCTGACCAGTTTTTTGCAGATCGGACAGCCGCTTTTTTCAGCCTCGGTCATGATATGGCTGCACCTGTTGTTGATCCTGATATGGTAGTCGAACATTTCACGCTGCTGGTAGTATTGTAGCAGGGCTGTCTCTATTGCCTTTTGTCTTTCGGACAACTTTTCGGCGGTGATGTTTTTGACTCTGAAATTTGCTATGTAGGCTTTCAGAATCTCGATGTAGAAGATCTCTCCGAGGTCGAGGTCGTCTTTTTTGGGATCCTTTGTTTTGGCTCTGTCGGTCAGCATTTTTATCCTTGATTCGTAGTTTTTCTTATTAAAGTTTGCCGTTTTGTTCACGCTCCTTTTTTCGTGCAATCTGAGTTTTCAACATTTTGTCATTTTTCAGTTGATAAGTCCGGCATTACACCTAATTCTGAAATTAGGTGTAATGTAAAAACCCTTGATGAATACTGGGTTTTCGGGCTAACCTTACACCTTACACCTAATTTTTTGAATATACACTGTTTTTTTAAATTTATTGCATTATTGCACGATTTCGTGTCATTCTGCAATAATTTTATAAATTAGGTATGTATTTATATAAATTAGTTTAATTAGGTGTAAGGTATGCCTTCAAAGCCGCATCATTACTGGCTTTTTCACATTACACCTAACCTTACACCTAACTATTTTTTAGGTGTAAGTAGGTGTAATGTTTCTTTCGCACTTAAAATGGCAGATCACCGTCTTCCGGCATATATATCTGCTCACCTTTTTCTGTTTGAGTGTAGCTGTATTCCGGGGTGCTTTCGTTGCCGCTGCCGTCGTCTATGTCATCTATCGGATCACGGACGGGTGCTATTTTTCCTATAAAAAATTCGACAAATCGTTCGCTTCTGTCTTCAAACCATTTTATGATGGAATACTTCTTTTTACCTGTCTTGTCGTAGCTGGTCGTTACAAGCCCTTTCTCGGCCATATACTTCATCGTCTTTCGAGGACTGTATCCTGCCTTGCTCAGAGCCTGATTCAGGATCGATGGGTAAATGTACACGATGTTGCCTTGATCGGATGTCATTCCGAGACAAGTGCCTATTGCTTTGGTTCCGAAGTATGCCTTGTTAGACAGAACCCAGTCCGTGACAAACTGTACGGCGTTTTCGTTGACATCGGTGCTGTTGCTCTCTACCTGTTCTATCAGGATGTTCTCAGCCATTTTCTGGGCGGCTCTCCAACTCTCAGGGCTGATCTCCAGCACCGTTAAAAATTCCGGAATCGTTTCCGGTTTTTCGATGGGGGGTGTCTTTTTTGAGCCGCCGAAGAACCAGCTGTCGATCATCGCATCGGCAAGTGCTACAGCGGCAATACCTGAAATATGAGAGCCGTTTTTTCCTTCACTGACCGCCCGGACGAAGTCTTGCATATTCTCGTAAGCGTCGCAGATCGTTCGCTCATCCAGTTTGATGATCTTCTCAATGAAGGCAGGACCGCTCCATCCGCAGTCTGCTGCTGCTCTTTGGTGCATCAGAGCTGCGTCTTGCTCGTTATCGAACGGTCCGCCGTAGATTTCCAGCACACGGGTGCTGACTCCTGTCTGCGTTGTTTCCGTTGATAGCGGCTCCTCACCTGTAGCGAGTGCTACGGTACGCCATTGATGCATCGCCTGCAGACCGCCGCCCTTTGCACCTCTGACTTTTCCTGTTCCACTTGCTATCATGTAAACGATCTTTTCAAGTGCTCCCTGATTGTTTCCGGCGAGCTGTCTTTCATCTATTCCAAGTGGAAGATCACAGTAAAACGCTGCCGTCCTCTCTAAGCCTACCTGTGTGGCGTTGAAATTAACCATCAGCCGTTCTGGATCGCCCCAGGCTGACAGGGCTGCTTTGAGAGCAGCGGTCTTTCCGCCTTTTGAACCGCCCCAGTTGTACACAAAGAATATCCTCTGCTTGACGATCCGCAAAAGTGGAGCTGCAAAGCTGGCGGCAAGAATGAAGCGGAACCTGTCCCTCTCTCTGTGTGGGGACATGGTTTTTATCCACTTATCCATTGAACCGTTCTGGCAGTATGCTGCCGCCATGCTACGTTGTGACGGATCTATGTCGAGTGCCAGACCTTCGCTGTGTCCCGGCAGAAATCTTTTTCCGGGTTGCCATCCGAACGATGCGGTAGCATCGGCTTTCGGTATGATGTCTATGTTCTCTGCCTCCAAAGCTCCGAGGAAGCGCACCACCTGTTTGGCATTTTCGGATGTTACGGTGCAGCCGAGATCTGAAAGGCAGGTTATGCTTCGGCTTGAAAAGACGGTTGATCTGGGATAAATGGCTGTATGCCACTCATCGTCTCTTTTAAATGCGATCTCCATTTTTTCCTCACCTGTCTCAATGCTCTTGAGACGCTGAGTAAGAATGATCGGCGTTCTGCATACATTGGTCGGTGTGTATTTCTTTTCATCGATCAGGCTGATGCCTTTTTCTGAATAAACCCAGCCCTCTGGTTGGCGGAGATTGATCGGAGCGCCTGTTATTGCCTCAGCAATCTGTTCCTCATCGAGGTCGATTTCCTCAGCTCCTTTGAGGCAGTCCCTGATCATTTGGGCGGCTTCTTCCTGCCCGTGCTTCATATAAAGCTCGGACGGATCCTTGACACCGAGACGGCTGCAAGTCCACTTATACACTCTGCCGATGAATCCTCCGTCTCTCAGACCAGTGCAGATTTTCTGCACGAATGTTTCACCGCCTCCGTCAGGCTCTTGGTGTATGTATAGCCTTAAATCCTGAAGGAGAGGAGCGTGCAGGGGTTTGAACATCGAAGCCCCGGGGACTCCTATTGCCGGGATTCCCATATACCAGAGGCTGTGGGTGTCGCTCTCTCCCTCGACAAGAACTGCATATCCTCTGCTCCTTATCTCAGGAAGTCGCCACTCACCATAAAGACCGATTTTGCCGCTGCTACCCTTGCCCCACCGGAATTCCTTGCATCCATATCGTTTTCTGATTGCCGGCTCTGTATCATCTTCCTTGTAATACGGCATCAGCAGGCAGGTCAGACCGTTTCTCTCTTTTTTTGTCTCACAGCGGCATCGTTCACGGAGGAATTCTGCAGGCAGTCTTTTTTCAAAACTATATTGTTCTAAGCTGTAAGATTCGAGACATTCCTTTTTCTGTGGTTTAGGCTTTGGCTTTTCGTCGAGGGCGTGATACTTGTCGAGTATCTGCTTATATGCGTCTTTGGTATTTACGCCATGAACCTTCGCCCAGAAGGATACAAAATTGCCGCCGTCATCCTCTGAGAAACAATGCCATTTCCCGGTTTGTAAATCTACACTAAATGATTCCTTTTTATCTTCATGGAATGGGCATAGACCGATGAGCTTCGTGCCTCCGTCTGTGATCTTGTATTTAGGGATCACAGCTGTATATTCTGCTTGATAGTCCACCAGACTATCGATGTCAACTTGATCTCGTTCTGTCATGCCCATCACCACCGATTCTCTGTTTTGTCATCTTGTCACCCGCTTCGGGGGGGGGTAGCCTTTTTCGGACTACTCCCCATCTGCGATTAGTTGAATGGAAGGTCTGAAGTGTCTATGGGAGCGGCATCCTCGAAGTCGCTTACCTCTGACTCTGATTCTGCTGCTGTTGCCGGAGTTGCTTCGATTGGCGGAGCTGTGCTGTAGTCGTCCATTGTAATAGCGAGGCTCTGGTATTTCTCTTTGATCTGACGGCGCAGCTCCTTTGCTTTTGCCGCTGCTTCTGCAGGGAGCAGCCCCTTCTTTTCGATGACGACCTTGCTATATGCGATTCCGTTTGCGTTTGTAGCTTTTTCGAGCTTCAATCCGACAATAAGCCCGGTGTAGGGTATTCCGTTACCCATGATCTTAGTGAGCTGACGGTTAACTTCCTTGATTGAAGTAGGCGGTACCGTCAGAAGGTAGATATTCGGGTTGCCGTCTCTCATGATATACAGGCGACGCATATTCTTGCAGGCTTTGCCGCGGCTCTGGTTTCCTTTTTCATCGGCAGCGGAACCGAATTGATTGTACGGGCAGCTTTCGCAGGTCACGATTTCACCAGTGTCTGTTCTCATTCCTGTTTTGCCGTCCATGCTGGAACAGAGGGGGATTTTATTTCCATCGTCGCCGGATCCGTAACTTCCCGGCCAGAAACCGTTTGCTCTGTGGGTGAAGATGATCACGCCAGTGATCTCTTTCAAGTACTCTACATCATCGTCATCGTCTCCCTGCACTTCGTAGGCAAAGCCGCCGCCCGCAGGAAGTTTTATTGTACGGCAGTCGATGCCGCTTTCGGCATCGAGGTCTGCCATTTCGTCCTGAAGCTCTGCCATCAGCTCAGGATCCATGTTCTCGTAAAGGCTTACGATTGAGAAATTTTCAACCGGTGCCAGCTCTGTGTTTTTCTTGTTTGCCATTTTTTATTCCTCCGATTCATTTGTAGGTTCAGCGTCTTCAAATTCCGCTGCGTCTTCTATGTATTCTTCAATAGGCGACTTTTCTTCGATCCTCTCTGCAATGTAGAGGTTGTCGAGGGTTCGCCTCATTTCGGCAGCGGCTATAATTACATTGACCGCCGCCTCTGCCATACTGTTGCAGATGGAGGATGTCGCCTCCAATGCCGGAAAGTTGGGATCTGAAAGTGTACCGAGAAGAGTGGCGAGATCGCCTTTTATAGCCTTTACATCATCGGCTATTTTAGCATAATGCTCTGCGGCTATGCCGTATGCTTCATGCCTGTTTCTGACCGGCTCAGGAGGAGCTTCGCAGCAACTCTGTATCATTTCATGCACGTTGCTGATTGTTTCGGCGATGAGTTTTCCGACGGCTATCGTCAGGTCTTTCCTTGTTTCGATGTCGAATTCTAATTGTTCATAGCTTGTCATATCATTTCTTTCCTTTCTTGGAATCTTTTCTGCGGCCGATGTCGTTATAGTCGTAGGTCTTGATGACCGTCTTCAAAGCCTCGGACAGTTCTCCGTTTTCCTCGACATAGTTTCTCATCGTACTCTGGAGCGTCTGAGCGTTGACTGTCTCGTAGATCAAATCGCCCAGGCCTTCATCTCTGAGAACTTGGAAGAAGTCAGCACCTGATTCGGCGAGTTCCTCTGCCGATCTCTTGCTGTATGAAGTCTTGGACTGGAGGCTGAAAGTGTAGCCACCGTATCCGATCTTAGGACAGTCATCATCTATCATCTGCTGGGCGAGTTCTGTTTTCGCTGTCTCGATCGCAGTATTATTCGCCTTTGTCAGTTCAGTCAGTCTTTCTTTCTCTGCCAGGAGTTCCTGATAGCTTTTGATCATATCGATAAGTGCCATTATAATTTCCTCTCTTTCAGTTCTCAATTCGAGCGCATTTATTGTGGTAGGGAATGTATGCCATGCAGCGATCACCGGCACATTGCTCGAATCTCTCATGAATTTCTTTTTTGCTGTTATTGCCGTTGTACTCTGTACTGATCGCCTTTTTGAACGGGCAGTACCTCGTTTCACTGTTGTCGCATGATTTTTTCTTGCTCACTTACTTACTCACTCGCCTTTCTTAAAATAATTTTGCCAGTTATCGACCACCGTCTTAGCGAGGTCTTCCTTTTTTGATAGTGCCTCCAGTACCTGACTGTCTATGGAGTTTGCTACTACAAGGTGGATGTAATTGCAGCAGTTCCTCTGTCCTATCCTGTGGATCCTCGACAGGCTCTGACTGTAGGTCGCATAGTTAAAGTTCACGCTGTAGTATACGCAAGTGTCAGCCGCCGTCAGCGTGATACCGGTTCCGGCTGTGTCTATCTGCCCTATGAATACCATTGTTTTCGGGTCTGTTTGGAATTGCTGTACAATGTCGCCGCGTAGTTCCTTCTTGATTTCTCCGTAGATGGCTACCGACTTCATTCCGTGCTTTTTCAGGAGCTTTTCTGTTAGCTTTTCGATCTCGTGAACTTCCGGGAGGAATCGTGCGAAAATCACCAGCTTCTTTTTGCCCTCGACAACATAATCCTGTATGATATCTGAAAGGGCATCAAGTTTTCCTCTGCTGACCATCTGAGGCTTAGTTGCATCGTCTTCAACAAGGAACCCGCCTGTGAATTGCTGTAGCCGCAGGAGCTTGGTGAGGACGGTTGTTGCTGTGATCGTGCCTCCGTTCTGCAGCTCAGCAAAACTGTCACGCCGGATCCGGTCATAGATCTGTCGCTCTTTCGGGGACATTGTTATACATCGGTTCTCGAAGGTCTGTTCCGGCAGGTCGAGTGCCTCATCCTTTGTTACTCTGTAAGCGATGCTGTGTTCCTTCTGGATCAGCTGGTCTAAGTCTCTGTAAGCTACGATCTGCTTTTTATTGAAGCCTCCCATTACGGCGTATCGGTTCCGGAAGGTGTAGAAATTCTGACCGAATACGGTACTGTCAAGAAAGCGGTATTGGCTGAAAATGTCGACAGCTTCGTTCTGTACTGGGGTTCCGGAAAGGATCATCTTGTATCGAGCCTTGTCTCCGAGCCGGTGCATTGCCTTGCTCTGTTCACTGTCATGAGTCTTGATCCGCTGGCTTTCGTCGCAGATGATCATGTCAGCATCGTATTCCTCCAGAGCCTCGAAGATGCCGTCTCTCCATGTGCTTTCGTAATTTATGACCGCTACTTTCAGGTGTGGATAAGGGAAACGCTGAAGGTCTGACAACTCTTTGAGCCGCTTATTCTTGTCTCCGAGCATCGTTCTGACCGTGAAAGGAAAGGCAGCATAGTCTTCAAATTCTTTCGGCCAGACGGCACACACGCTTGTCGGTGCTACGATCAGAACCTTCCTGATCTTTCCCATTTTGTAGGCTGCACCCATTATTGCTATGGCGGTCAGGGTCTTTCCACAGCCCATTTCAAAAAGTAAACCGAAGCCTTTATTCGGCATCCGGATCACCTTCCTTGATTGCCCAGCGTCGCTCCACTTCAATCCGGCGGCCGTCTATGCTCTGCAGCCACGCTTCCCTGATGTCGTAGCCGCTGTCGAGCCAGACATCAAACTGCCGGAGTGCTGCATCAAGCCTGAATGGATTGTAGGTGCTGATTCCGACATTGTCACCGTTTCGAAGTATCGCTCTGGGGTAGAACCAGTTTCCGTTGTTTTCATTTTCCAGCTCGTAACCTTCACGGCCGAGGAGGTAGTCAGTGCTGACTCCGAAGTAATCAGCTAACTTCATCAGCGTCGAAGTGTCCGGGAGCGTTCCTTTGTGCTTGTAACCGCTCAGGTTGCCGACCTTCACGTCTGATTCCTCTGCTATCTGACGCAGGCTCTTTTTCTGGATCATCTGGGCATTCGTCAGGAGCTTGTTAAACCGTTCTTGAAACTGTGGCAGTTCCTGCTTTTCCTTGCTCATTCAGATTCCTCCTCACAGTGGTTGTTAAAAAGAACATAGGCGTAGTCTATGGCAGAATTTTCGTCACCGTTTCTGATCTCCATTCCGTAGCCTGTTTCGCCTTCAAGAGGAAACAAAGGCGTGATTGTATCTTTATCCCTATATTCGTTTGCTATCAGATCGTTCAGATAAATGAACGCAGCTCCGTAGGCTTCCTCTGAGGTGTCGTAAGCTCCGAGCGCAGAAATAAATTCGTTTCCTTTAGTTTTCTTGTCATAATAGCCATAAACAACTATGTATTTTGCCTTTACTTCCATCCTGCTACCTCCACGCCAGCCGCTTTCCGCACCAATGACAGAAACTGTGGTTGATCTGTACCCTGTGATTGCATTCCGGGCAGTGCCAGACGTCGTCTTTCGGGTAGGCTCTTTCGGGTGTCCTGAATTTGCGGTTGTATTCCCGGTTTTGTTGGACTGCGAGTTTGTAATCGTACATCAGGTCTTTCAGTTCCTCTGCACTGTTGATCCCTTCATCCTGCATCGTGCATAAAATTCCGGTTGTTTCTTCAAGTGCTCTGATGTCCTTGCTCCAGATTTCGTCTGCACCGGGTTCGGTTGCGAATGACTCACTGTTGTCCTTCAGACTGGAAAGCTGGGGCAGGATCTCCGATATTGTCATGGGTTTCTTTTCTTTCTTGCTCATGCTCTCACTCCATTTTGTTGTTTTCGTCTTCGTCAATAAGGCCAAACCAAATCGACGGATCCTCATCGTCGTCCTCTGTTTTTACTTTGCCCATATTCTTGTAATCTTCATCTGCTTTTGTGCTGGCTGCCAGACAGCTCAGTACTACAAAAATGATAACGAATACCGCAAATATAAGCCCTGCTATCAATGCTTCAACGATTGCCTCCACCTCCCTTCGGCGGCTCTATCATTCCGAAGGTCAGGAGTGCCATATCAGCCCCTCTGATCTGGTGCTTGTACAGCGGCACCTTTACCGGAAAATCGTACAGCGGCTTGGGATCCTGATCGACTCGCTCTCTGTCTACCGCATCCTGCACGGCGTGCATTCTCTGTCGGATACCCTCTATCGCAGGAGGAAGGCGGCAGATTCCGGCGAGATTGTCGAGCAGCTCCATATCCGCTGTCCCTATGAGCATCTGGTTCTTTTTGTCCCAGCGCATCTTCTGCCACGACTTGATTACCGTAAACTGCACATTGTCAGCCTCGATGATCCTGATCGTGTTGTCTTGTAATGCCATTTTCATTTTCTCTCACTCACTTGTACTCTCTGAATTTTCTCCCTTTTTCGTGGTACACATCTCTGCTGTGTTCCTCTCGTTCCTCGATGTCCTCTTTATCAAAATAAACTCCTAACTGTTCCAGCTTTTCGTCGATGCGATACCATTCTTCCGGGCGTGCTACGATCTCGTTGCAGCCATTGTGCAGCTCCTCGACAAACTTGCAGAGCCTCTTGTTTCCGAAGCCGAATTCATTGTAAAGAACCATGCACGCCATTTTGACCGCTCTGGTTATTGCTTTATTTTGGTCTTCCTTCACACTTTGCTCTACCTCGGCCTTGATCTGATCAGCGACCTTTTTCATATCGGAGGACAGCGGCATCGATCTGATTATTGCTTTCATTTGCTTCCTCCTGCCATCCTCTGAGCCTTATATTCGTTATATTTCTGCCTGTATTCGTAGCTTTTGCCGAAGATGTTCCATGCCGCCCTGACGACATTCGGCTCATAGGGACGTATCTTTTCCAGATCGTCTACAGCCCTGTATGAGATGGGACATCCGCAGCAGCCCGTCCTTGTAAGTCCGTAGACCTCATAGGCATCGGAATACGTAATACCGTAATATTCCTTGTACCATGCCTTGTCTTTATCCGAGACATAGTACAGAGGCCTGAATCGGTATTTCCCGTCACTAGTCTGCGCAAAGCACATTGTATTTGTTTCGTTCCATTGCTCCGACCTCGGTACGGATCGCATGCCGCCCTCGTCTCTGCGCTCACCGGTAATGACCATTTCATAGTTTTTCTGTACACGGTGTGCAAGCTGTTTCTTGCAGTAATCGCAGCACTTTGCGCTGATCGGGAAGTCAGGCGGGCATTCCCTGATAAAGTCGAGCATATATTTTGAAGAATTGATAACAAGCTGGATGTTCGGTCTTGGCTCTCCGGCTGAATTACAGCAACAAAGAAAATTGATAAGCTGCTGACAGTTCGGGTAACGCTCTTTAAGCTCCTGACGCTTTGCGGCTTTGTCCTGCGCCTCGTTATATTCATCCGCTATTGACAGCGGCACGCCCTTTTTCTGCCATTCGGACAAGCCGCCTGACATGATCTTTGAAACAAACGGAATCCCGTGCTCCCTCGCGGCTTTGACGATGTTGATTTTCGGCCGCACTTCTTCGATCTCGACCCCGTATTTTTCAGCTACTACCTTGACATGATCCTTGGTTGCTTTCATTTCAAGACCTGTGTTGAAGAAAACATACTTCACAGGCGGAAGAGATTTGAATATCTTTCGGGTACGTTCGATCAGGTCAATAAGAATATCGCTGTCAGCTCCGCCTGAGTATGAGCATATAGCGTTCGGGTGCTGTTTGAGCCTTGTAATGATGATCCCCTGAATCGCGTTAAACTTTTCGGGAGAATCAAGGTCGGCATATTCGGGACGGTTTGTATAAACCCTACTTCTGAAAACTTCCTTCTTGCTTTTTCCTTTATTTTCTGCTATACTCACAGTAGTAGAATTTTCTCTGCTTTCCGTCGTCGGAGTGGCCGCTCCGACGGCGGTCTTTTTTGTGCTGTTCATAAGCCCGATACCTCCATCTCTTTGAAGATGTTGAACCTGTCGCAGGCTTTGTTTGTATGCGTCTCTTTCGGGGCTGTATCGGGCGAAGAACAGCGATTCTCGCATTGTGACCACACCGGTTTTGCCTCCAGCTCCATCAGGCGGCGTGCTATGGTCTGTCTGCGGTGTTCTTTCTTTACCTCTCGGACAGCTCCGGGGAGTGCGTCCATGATCAGCCTGAGTTCGTAGCTGCTGTAATTCTCGAGTCCTTCAATGGTGAAGCCTTTGCTGTCAATCTCTACGGTGAACCTTATCTTATTCATTGCCTTTTCCTCCGATCTCCTTTAGTATCCTTTCGAGATTTTGTATCGTTTCGTCCAGCTTTTCGGATACCGGTATTTCCGACTCACCTTCCCAGAATCTGCCTGTCAATTTATCTGTCAGCTTGACATCGCAGAATTGAGTTGTCGGTGCTTTTTCTGCGTATCCGTCCGGGTTGCAATCGACGCACAGGGTATTGGTATGTCCGAAGAATAACACAAATACCGTCGGTTTGTTTTCGGTCAGTTCCTGCCTTGTCGGACTATCATTGATCTGCAACGCAAGATCCACTATCTTCAAGACCTTTTCTTTGATTTCCGCAGGCGTGGTTTCATAGTTCCATTCAGACATCACATTCACTCCAATCAATTTTTCTGCCGCAGTCCGGGCAGTAATTCGGTTTCCAGATCTGGCTTTTCAGATCGTCATCATCGCCGATGATCTTGCAGCACTCTCTGCATATTTTGTATCCGTTGCCGTCGACATCCTCACCACTCAGGGGCAATGCTCCGACTTGCTTCTTTGCCGCTTCAAGCAGCGCATTGAGCGTTTCAATGTCCTTTTGCCATCCGTCGCTTGATTTGGCGTTATTATAGTCGATAGCAAAGACTTTGAATTCTCTGATAAGGGCTTCGCCCTGCTTTACTATACGTTCTTCCTTGGTCATACACTCACCTCCCTGACCAGAAGGATACGGATCGGTTTTCCGCTGTTCCAGATCGTTATGCTGATCCTGCCTTGTGTATCGGTTGCGAGCAGTCCTGCATCCCTCAGTGCTTTTTTAGCTGTGACTTTTCCTATGCCTTTTTCTCTGAAACGGCAGTAGGCTCTTTCCTTTGAGATCGCCACTCCGTCAGATCGTACTTTTATCGGCTCTCTCCGGGCAAGGTCGAGGACAATTTCTTTCAGTTCCTCGATGTCCTTATCCTGCAGAGCCTGTCGTTCTGTTATCTTGGCGCTCTTGTCTTCCTGTTCTTTGAGCCGCTGTTCAATGTCCGACAGGCTCTGTCTGATCGCCGTCAGGCTGATGTCTATTTTGTGGGAAAGATCACCGAGCGTTCTCAGTATCTTCTCGCTATCATTTTCGCTCATTCTCTCTGCCTCTCTTTCTGCATACAGGACAGCGGTACGGCTTGTCCTTGTTCTGAATGCTTACGTTCCACTCTTTGCCGCATATCGCACAGGAGCGATATTTGCAGCCCTCACGCTTTTGCATTGGCTCGTTCCTGTCTCCACTTTTCATATTCGGCTCTGCATACGGGATCATTCCAAGCCTGCCAGATCGTCTGGTGGATGGTTCTTGTAAATACATACGCGGCAGTGGTGGGTATCTTTTCTGTGTCGATCTGTACCGTGGTGCCGGTGTTCACCGGCACCGCTGTCTTTCTCTCCATTCTGCTTACCTCCTTCAGGTTGTGTTGCTTGTCGCTGTGAGATGACGCTCTGCCATCTCTGCCCCCATGATCATCGCCTCGACCATCAGACCGAATGTTGACCTTTTCTCGCTGGGAACGCTCAGTATGATCTGGGCGAGTTTCTTTGCGTCATCCATCTGGTCGGGTATGTATCCGGCAGGTGCTGTGGTGGGGTTGTAGGTTCTGCTCTCTGTCATTTTGTTCACCTCCTTCTGGTGTTAATTGCACTGACTACACTTCTTTTACCTCTTGCGTAATTTGTGCTCCTGGGACTATTATAAGTCCTAAACGCACACTTGTCAAGTATTTTTTTGTTGATTTCGTGACTTTTTGTTGACAGCGTGACTTTTCTGTGGTAAAATACAAATAGTCGAGGGGGGTGATTTTATTGGAAGAA